CATAGCTTCTTTGAAAGGTACTTTGACTAAGGGTTGTCCTGAGCGAGCACCGTCTGGATAAACAGTTACACCACGTAACTTAGGCAAATATTTATATAACGTTTCCCCAAAAGCAGTTTCATCATTGTTTCCTTCTTCACCATAAGGCGGTAAGTTAATTGTTGATGAAATAGCATTGTCTACGTATTGTTGTACAAAAGCCTGAAAAGCAATTCGTCTTTCGACATCGTGACTAAGTGAATAAGCATCATCTACGCTTTCAATATCTACACCACGTTTGTAAAGCCTTTCTGCTACACTATCTACTACGTATTGTGCTTTCCAGCCTTCCTCTGATAGATAGCGTCTCTGATAAGCCTTTGCAAAGATAGGTTCAATCCCGCCTGTTGTTTGTCCACCTGCAATTGAGGTACTACCATTTGGCGCAATTGCTCTAACTGCAACTGGTGTGCTCAGTCCAAGTTTAGACGACCAGTAATCAGCCGCACCATCTGAGGAACGAGCCCACGCAATCAACCACTGCTCAAAAGTCTCGTCTGGTCCATAAGGAATATCCCTAGTAGCAAACCATTCAGCAATTCCCATCATCCCCAAACCAAGTCTACGATAGTCCTCACGAACCTGTCTTACCTGATTGTAAGGCACATCGGAATACTCCGTACCTGCCAGCAAGAAGATAACGCCTAGCTCAGAAACTCTTTCTAGCTCTTCTACACTTTCAATTTTGGAAAGGTTTAGAGAGGCTAAACAACAAACATCTGAGTCTCTGTCTGACACAATCTCACAACAAGCATTTCTAAGAGATTCGTGTTTATTCTCATAGTTTACTGCAAACCCAGGCTCCCCTGTTTTCATCATACGATGAATGGTGTCCCAATAAACTTTTCTAGCTAGTAGGTGCTCTGGATGGCTCTCACTCTCATAAGCAATAAAAAACTCCCTGTCTAAAATAACACTAACATTTGTCATATCACAAGGAGCAGGAAAATCAAAGTCCTTTTCTTTCATCGCTCTGACTTCTGGCAACCAATTCTTAATTTTAATAAACTCTTCAATATCTCCATGATTCCAAGTAAGCCCTGCCCAAATCGCACTTCTACGATTGCCACCAGCCATAACGCCACGACCAATTTCATTGATAGCTTTTATCAACGGGATTGGACCCGACCCAAAGCCACCCGTTCTTTTCAAAGGCGCACCATGAGGTCTAATACGAGAATAATCTACACCGATTCCCCCGCCTGTCATTAGAGCTAAGGTTGCTTTCTTCGCTAACTCAGCCCAACCTTCTCGTGAGTCTTCTACTCTTAAAGTAAAACAGTTGTTTGTCTGGTGAAAAGGTCTTCCTGCTTGAGCTAAGAATCTCCCGCCTGGAATTAATTTTCTTTCTTTGATTGCTTTATTTATTTCAGCTTTTACAAAATCAGGAATGTCCAAAACTTGCAAGACATTCTCTGTTACTCTGTCGGCTATCTCCGACCATGTTTCCTTCTCTCCGTTCTCTTTCTGCCATGAGTAACGAAGTTCCATTATTTGTTTTGAAAAATTATCTGTCATTTATTTCTCCTATATTGAATTGTTTATATTTAAAAGTCTACTACTATTCATTTTTTCTATCCTTTGGTCTTAACAAAAAGTTAGGCATAGACCAGTCCATCGGGAGTTGATATAATCTAAAATGTAATCTAGGAGCAGTCTTAGAAATTCCCGCCCAATAGAACTTTTGGCGTACCCAACGGTCATTTTTAATTGTACCATTATCCTGTAATAAGTCAAGGATGAGGTCAATGCTAGGGTCACTACGATAGCTCTCATAATAGATTGCTACGTAAATTGCTAACTGTTGTGACTTACTTCCGACCTCTATTTTCCACTCTGGCTTGTTCTTTGCCTGTTCCCGAAATTGTTTTTTATATTCATAAACTTCGGGAGAGTGGATTATAATTGGGTTGCCATCTTGCCAAGTGATACGATTTCTATTTTTCATGCTTGGTTGTTGCCCATAGACAACACCTTCTAACAGAAATTTGTAATCATCTGGTATAATAAAAAGTTCTTCCATTGGTGTTAGGGAAAGTTTGTTACTACTCATAAATTAAATTCCTTATTTATTGGAGTGGTATTCGCCTTCTCTAATACATCTTCTACCCACGAATATTTGCCCGACCCTGCTCTACGTATAATTCCTATTTGATTATGATGCTCTCTACATAAACATAATAAACTCGAAAAATGCTCCTTTTTATCTGTAGGAACATTTTTTGTAATTGCTCTACCATATACATGATGTACGTCTTGTGCTTTTTGACGCCTACCATCCAGAAAGTAACAGGCAGTACAAAATCCATCGTCTCTAAAAATTGCCAGCGTTCTTTGCTCCTGCCTATACTCTTTAGCGGTCTCTTTTATTTTCTTTTCTTGCTTCCTTCTTCTCGCTTTTGACGGTTTTTCTAAATAACTCAAAGTTTTCCTTTGCTATAAATTCATCTACAAATCGCTCACTGCACGCTGCTAGATAAGCCAAACAATCAGCAACTTCGTTTCCTTCAACGCCAGAATGTCCTTCAACTAGAATAGGAGTTATTATAAGTGTTCCGCTTATAAGCGTTTCTTCTATTTGCTCCCACAAATCTGTATGTGTTGAAAGGGGAGCATTTCTTTTCATTAATCTTCTTAGTCCAAAAAAGGCGTATTGGCTATCGGTAAAGACTTCAATCTCTTTGATACCATTATTCTTTGAAAATTCCAATAGTTTTAAGATTGCAAGAGTTTCAATTCTATTATTAGTAACTCGCTCAGCCACATGCCAACTTTTAACGTAATTACTCTTATTGCCATAAGCAACAAAAGCCCCACCGCCTAAGCCTGGGTTTTTTGGAAAAGTTGACCCGTCTGTGTAAGCTTTCATAATTATTCGTTTTCTTCAAACTCTTCTTCTACAAATTTCCAAATATCGTAAAGAACGTTTTCAACCAGTTCCCCTAGATATTCTTCTTGTATAATGTCTTGCTCCACGTTTCTTTTTAGAAATTCCGTTGTTGGTCTTACGTCTATCTTTACTTTCATCGGAACGTCTACTACGCTTATTATTAATGTTTTCTTCATTTTCAGAAATTACTCCCATTCTTGAAATATTTACTGGACTATCTTGTGGTACTTCAAGTAAGTTGGGTGGGAGAGAAGCTCTAACATATAAAGCCTCTCTCCATGCCTTTTCTATAGCGTCTATCATTAGTTGCCTATCTCGCAAATATGTACTATTTTCCTGCGCCTCTTCTAAATCTAGTACAAGTTTGTACGCCTTTGCAAGATGAAGCAAAATCTCAGAGGACATAGTTTCAGCCTTTACATCTTCTAGGTGCTTTGCTATATCCTCTGGATGTGAACCATAATTAGCCATTAGAAGGGAATTTCAGTGTCCTCTTCTGGCTCGCTTGAACCACCACCACTACCATCGTTTGATGCTAGGCGGGACCAGTTTTGCACAACGAAGCTGTGAGAGTAGCGATTTTCACCAGCATCGTTTTGATATTTTTGTTTTTGGTATTTGGTAATAACAGAAATCAAATCGCCCTTGTCCAATACATTTGCAACATTTTCTGCTTTATTGCCGAAGAAAACAATATCTACCCAAGTTGTTTCAGTTTGCCACTGACCCTCAACTTTTCGACTTTCATTAACAGCAAGACCAGCCTTAGCATAGGCAGTTCCTGATGCAGCATACTTCAACTCAGGTTTTGCTCCCAATCGACCTTCAAAAATACAGTTATTAATCATATTACTTTTATCCTTTTCTCTAAATATTGACCTTATCCCTCAATTTTGATTGTAGAAGACAAGGAGATTAAAAATGAACGCTTTACACTTAATTCTTAGACCTACACCGCCCCAAGCTTCTGCACTTGTTGATACCATGTCGGCTTTTAATAGTGCCAGAAACCTAGTTTTACGAGAGGCACGTAGCTCAGATTGTTACAACAAACACAAACTTAGTAAACAATTCTATCACCAAATTCGAAATGACTTCCTCCTTCCGTCTCAATTAGCGGTTTCAGCAATTACTACAGTTGTTGAAGACCACAAGAATAATCGACTCCCTTATGAGTACTCAGAATTTGCCGACACTTACTACGACAAACGAGTAATCTCATTCAAGGGACTTACGATTGCCAGTATATCTACTACAATCGGAAGACTACCTGTAAACTTTAGCATTGATAAATATATTCTATGGCATAACCAACCTTCTCAAATCGGGTCTGCTATTCTAAAGTATCAAATAGGTAGACAGCTTTCTCTTGTGACCATCATACGTTAATTATAGCATAAAGGTTATCATTTGTCAAGAGGCAATTTTGGTTGACAAATATACTATTATGTGGTATAATATATGAGAAGGAGACTAATATGTATAAAGTTTATGAAGAATTAATGATTGAAGACTTTGAGGATGCGATTTTAGACGAGATAATGATAAAGCAACTCGTTCATAACTTGCCCCCCGACAAAATAGCGGTAATTGCACTAAAACTTTCTGATGGGTTTACAACTGAGGAAATGTCGGATATTTTAGGAATTTCTACTGGTACAATTTGGAGCAGGTTCAAAACAGCATTGAAGATACTGAAACAAAAAGTGAGGAAAAATATATGAGACCCTCTTATCACAAATGTTTAGGATGCCAGAAGAACTGGATTACTTGGCAATTTGCTATTTGTACAGAGTGTGAAGAGAAGTATGGTAGCAGTTCGCTAGAGTGGGAAGAAAACGGTGCTGGCTGGCTACGAGAACTTTGGAATATGGAGCAACGAGAAAGACGAAGAATAAAGAAACAAAAATTTTACGAAGTACCCCTAATAGAGTATGACTTTGAGCACCAAGAAGATGAATGATAAAGAGATTACACCTTATACAGCAGATAAAGACATAAGTTGGCAAGAGATAATAAACGACTTAGTAGACCAAGTAGCAGGGGAAGATGTTAATGACATCCCTGAGAAAGTAATTAGTGCTACTGAATTGTTGCTTACTGGTATGCCCTACTATAAAGTCGCACAAAAGCTAGGTGTGACAACTGCTACAGTTAAAAATTGGATAAAGAAATATCCACCTATGGCTTTAGTATTACAAAGAGGCAGACCTCTCTTGGCAAAGTGGCGTATAGCTAAGCTAGAACAACAATATCTTATGGCTATAGAAAAATCTCAAGAAATTCTTGACATGGACTTATATTCACAAGATGGTGAAGAGGGTGTTCGAGCCCCTAACGCCAAACTTACAGGCGTGGTTGCCCAACAAGCAAGATTTATTATCCAACAATTTACACAAGTAAATAACGAAATCTCAATTAAGAGCGATGGCGAGAGTGTGACGATGGCTGCTTCTGGCGAAGCTTTAGACTATATTGCTCAAAAAATAGCAGAACATCGAGATAAAGAAGAGCCTGTAGAAGCTACTTACAGAGTTATTGATGATAAAAACACTTCTGAAAAATATATTCCTATGTTGGATGAACATGGCGAGCCTTTCTATGGCGAAATGGGAATATTAGATATAAATGAAGATAATAAAATTCAATGTCATATTTGTGGAAATTATTATAAAAGCTTGACAACACACCTGTACGGTAAGCACGAAGTACCGCCTGATGTATACGAACTAACATTTATGCTTGAGGAAGGAGCAATAGAGGATGCCGAAAATTAATCCTGCTGAATTAGAATCTGCAGCATTGAAAAATCCTCTAATCTATGGTATTTCTTACGTAGACCTTCTCCAAAACAGAAAATGGGAAGTAGACACAAGACTTTGGCAAGAGGAAATTTATCAAGCTGTAAATCCTTATTATATTGAGAAAAATCCTGTAGGGCAAGCAAGACGCTTTACGGTTATGAAGTCTACTCAGTGTGGACTTTCTACTGCTGGCTTGGTAAAAATGTTTCACTTTGCTGACTTGTGGAATGTTCGTTTGATTTATACACTTCCCCGCAGGCAAGACGTAACAGACTTTGTAGGTACTCGTATTGACCCTATGATAAATGCAAGTAAACGTCTTACGTCTAAACTTGGACAACCAGACTCAACTCGTGCTAAGAAAATTGGAAACTCTTATATTTTCTTCATGGAACTGTCGGTAGAACCTCGTATGATGCCCGCAGACGCTCTCTACGTGGATGAGGTTGACCTGAGTGACCCAAAGTATATGGCAACTGCTCAAAACCGCTTAGATGCCTCTAAATGGAAATTGAACTATTTCTTTTCCACCCCATCACTGCCTAACTATGGAATCCACGGTTTATACTTGAAAAGCGACCAACGTGAGTGGATGGTAAAATGTCCTCACTGTGGACACGACCAAGTATTAGATTGGGACCAAAACTTGCGGTATACAGGACTGGAGTCCAACCCTACAAAAGTATTTTATGGTTGTCAAGCTTGTGATGAAGAGCTATCAATGCAGGATATTCAAATGCAGGGTAGATGGGTGGCGGCTAAGCCTGCCTTGAGTGAAGAGAGTATTGGCTTTCATGTCTCTCAGCTAATGACCCACAGCGCAGCTTCCTTATGGGCATCCTACCATGACCCCCAAACAAACAGAATTGAGTTTTACCGTAAGCGTTTGGGTAAACCGCTTGAGATTGGCGGGGGTGTTTTGGAAAGACAGGATATTTTACAGAACTGTTTTCACCAATACCATCCTACAGAAGAAAAATATGATGGCAAGAGTTCTTACTATATGGGCATAGACCAAGGAAACGAGCTACAGCTTGTCGTTGGAAAGATTAGCCCCAATAGTAATAAGATGAAAATTGTTCATATTGAGGTTGTGCCTTTTGAAGAAGGCTTTGACAAAGTTGGTAAGCTTATGAACCAATACAATGTCAAGCTTGGCGTTATAGACGCTGACCCTAACAGGCACTCGGCTATGAAGGTTGTAGAAAACTTTCCTGCCAAACTTCTCGCTGCGGATTATTCGAGTAATGCTAAAACAAGAATTACCGTTAAAAAGAATAAGCGGGGCATTAGAAGTAGAGTAAATTTAGGTCGTACCTTTAGTTTTGACCATTTATATGATACAATATTTAAAGGCTTTTTCTCGCTTCCTGGGCACGCAGATAGTATGTTGCCCGAAGTTGATAAACTAATTCAACAAGTTGTTTCTATTCGTAGAGACGTTGTTGAAAAGAACAGGCAAGAGGGAAGCTTAGACGTTGGTGTTTGGCGTGCTCTCGGTCCAGACCACTTTGCTCATGCTTTGGTTTATCTAAAAACTGCCTACGATATAGACAACACTGGTGCGAGATTTAGATTCCATATTATAGGGGAAGAGGGCGAAGAGGAAGAAGAGATTGACGCTGAGACTGCCGAAGACGAAGAGGTTTATAGCTTCAATCCCGATGGCGACTCTGATGAAGACGAGCCACCAAAGAAAACAACACGAATACGTATTATTTAGTACTTGACAAATCAAGTCAAGTATGGTATACTGTATAGTGCGGGTATGGTGTAATTGGTAGCATACTATCCTTCCAAGTTAGTTGTATGGGTTCAAATCCCATTATCCGCTTGACAAGACCACAACTTTGTGGTATGATTGTCGTACAACTGAAACTATCAGCAAGAGTAGTGGATGCAAATAGACTATAAATCTTGTGTAAAAGGTATATCATCCAGAGGGCTCAAAAGATATACCTTGTGAGAGCCCAAATGAGCTTAGCTCACTCCCGTCTGCGTTGGAGATACGGAAAAAATGCTGGTAAAGCGCAACCTGGACAGCACCGAAAGGATATTCCGTATGTGTAACTTCTCTCTTATTCCTAGGGAGAAGTGTATCTGCCAAGAGAAGATAAATAAAAGAATTAATAAACTTTATATAGAATAATACTAAATAGAGTAATTAACTTAATAGAATTAATAAGTGTAAAGGATGATTATATGACAATAAAGCCCGAAGAATTAAATTCACTGATAACTGCTTTTGACGATAGCACTTATCTTTGTTTTACCAGAGGTGCTTTTGATAGTTGGAGAGTAACGTTTCTAAACTCAGAAGGTAAACAAACCTACTCTCCGAAAGATACAGCCTTTTTTGATTATTTCTTATCTCTCACAGAATACGGTAACACAAGGCGAGAGATTTTCAATATCATAAAAAGAATGTCCAAGAAAATTTCTAAAGGTATGGAAGTAGATTTTGACCACCTAAAAAAAGATATTTACAAGTATGCAGAAGAATTACATATCCCCGAAGAAGAACAACTCAAATTTGAAAAAGCCATGATGTCAGTTTTAGCAGCGATGCTTTCAGAGGAACAAAAAGCATTTACGAAACTAGGCAAGAAACTAAAACTATTAGGATTGCATCAGGTTCTCATTGGCAAAATGGAGCCAAAAGTTGCAGCTAATTGGAGTAGAGGTAAGCCTTGGCAAGAGATTCTAAAGGAGTATGACCAATTAAATGTATAGACGATTGTAGAAGATGACAATTACAACTAAATAAAATGTAGGGGCATAGCATGGAAAAAATATGTGCACTAAAAGTAAAAATTATAGCGTTTTTCTGGAGATTATTTCATTTGAAGCTTTGGCGTTCTCCACGAAAAGAGAGGGTGATTCCTAAGAATAGTCCGTTTTGTTTTAAAGTTACGGAAAGAGGAATCTATGCGTGTCCTTATTTGATTTCTACATCGGAAGGTGATTGTTGTATGTATAAAGCAGAACGTTTGAAGAGACGTGCAGAAAAAATTTGTGACCATAAATAAGTAGAGAGGATTTAATGTTTAGAAAACTCCGTAAAAATCTATTTGATTTTAATTTATTGGAACTGAAAAAAGGACATTATTACTTGGTTGTGTTGAAAAGCCAAGAAGATGTCAAAGACTTTGGTGAGGCTCTCAATGATTTTCTAGGGGAAGAATCGGACAGACCGAGAGTGCTTGTGATGTCATCCGAAGAACTAGATGGAATGAGGGTTATTGAAATTGGATAAAAATAAAAAGATTATGTGTATGGCTTCTGGCGAAGATAATAAAGGTGTTATAACGCAAGAAGCTTGTTTAGAATGTGCTTTAGCAAATGGAACACCCCCATGCGGGTTTGACTACACCCTACTAAAATATATTTACTCAAAAGACCGCTACATGGCTGAAAAAGTTCACGTAAGCGATATTTTAGGGTGTCCACGACAGGCTTATTTTTCAAAGAAATTTACACTTCCTGTCGAACCACATAAACAACTTATAGTAACATTTGGGACATTACAACACCAGATGCTAGAGGAAATGGAAGATGAATATTATCATGCTGAAAAAATTCTGGCTAATAGTGGCATTGTTGGTACGACTGATGTTTATTATAAAGACGGTAGGATTGTGGATTACAAGACTACTCGGAACTTAGATAGGCGTTATTTGCCCCGCAAGAAACATAAGATGCAGGTAAATATTTATGCTCATTTGCTTCGAGAAGAAGGCTATCCTGTAACTTCGGCTGCGATTCAGTATATTGATTTCATGGGACCTTCCAAATGCCCTAAGCACAAGGCTTTCGTAGTCCCAGGAAACACAGGTCCGAAGTGCCCCATTTGCGAAATGGAGCAACCAGACTTTCATCTTGGTGCTATGATGTTGGAAGTAGAACTGCTTCCACCAGAAGAAGTTGCAGAAATAGTAAAAGAAAAAACAGAATACTTGCAAAATGCTTTAGATAATGAAATAATTCCAGAGCCGACCCCCGACTTTTTGTGTCGTTATTGTCCTTTTGTGGACTGGTGTCAAGAAGGAAAAGATTCTATCTACGTCTAAATTTTGTATAATCTATGTATAAGTGATTGTAGATAAAAGACAGACCTATTGATATTTTGCAGTTAAAGGGACAAAAACGGAGAAGGCTATATGGAAATATATGTTGCAGGTGCTAAAAAAGAGAGCCCTAAGCAATCAAGAGTTGTTTCCACAAAAGCACTTAGTAGAGACCTTGTTCAAACTTATTTAGGTAAAGACGTTCCTCAGCTAACCAAAAAGTATAACCAATTTTGGGATTTGATGGATGTAATTGAACAACATGGCTATTTAAAATCATCTATTAGTGCGGTTGGAAGGGGAGCTCTTGGTGCGTGGTGGACAATTGCCGAACACCCTCTTTACATGGGTAAAGGCGATGAAAGTACGAAAGAAAAGCTATACGAGTTTTATAGCTCAAACAGACGAAATTGGGATAACATAAAAGATTTTCAAAGCATGGCATACAAAATTGTGGCTGCCGCAATGTATTTAAAATATTTCGGGCAAGCCGCATTTTATATTGTGAGAAACAAGAGAGGAACGCCTATTAGTTTAGACTTTCTCCATGGTCTTATTGTACCCAATGTAGATTCAGAAGGTTACTTCAAATCCCCCGCATTTTACCAATTTAAGGATAGACAGGCTCTTGAAAGAATTGATTTCAGTGCTGATGAAGTCGTATTTATTTCTAATCCTGACATGAGGGGTAATCCCATGGGCGGTAGTGATGCAGAGTCACTTACCACTTTCAGTTTACCAACGGATATTTACCTGATGGCTGCTGCCCGTAACTATCTTCAAAATGCAGATAATCCCGAAGCAATTTGGGAACTTCCAGAAGATGTTACTGATGAGGCGTTTAATGAGTTTGCCGAAGTAATTTCAAAAAGATATAGAGGTGCTACCAATGCTGGCAAGAATCCTATTGTTGTAGCAGGCGAATTGAACTACAAAGAGCTAAGACGGATGCCAGAAGACCTGCCTTATGCAGACAGTCGTGATATTGCAAGAAATGAGGTTATAGCTACCAGTGGCTCTAGTGCAGTAAAACTAGGTTTGGCAGATGGTCAAAGCCAAGCAAACGCAAGAGAATTTAGACAAGAATTTTTGGAAAGTACTCTTGTTCCTGTATTCAAAATGATAGAGGTTGCTTTCTATGAGCAAATTCACCGCAGACAGTTTGGCATAAAAGAGTGGATGTTTAAATTCGAACATCCTGACTTCCTGACAGCAGTTGAAAGAGCTACTGTTCATATGCGCTATATTCAAACAGGTGTTAAAAATCCTAATGAAGTACGTGCAGAAGAAGGACTTGCGCCAAGAGAAGGTGGGGAAGAATACGTTGACGTTACTGCTCAAAGCAAAGCAGGCAACGAACAGGGCTCACCACCAGAAGGCAGGGAAGACAGACCTGACAAGCCTTCAAACACAGGCGAGCCTACCCTAGACGACCAAGACCCCCCTAGGGGAGACCAGCATGATGAGCCTAACCGCCCACGAAGTCTCAGTCCAAATATAGACAAAGATGCTCTTATAGATGAGCTTTATACTATGAGAGATTTTACGGTGGGTAGAGTTAAGAAAGAAATGAGTTTACGAGAGTTTAAATCTGACATACTTCCAGAAGATGTAAGACAACTGGCTAACGATTTTATACTTAGCAGGGATTGGAGTGTAGAGGATATAGATGAGATAAAAGAGTATTTTAATAGTGCAATAGATTTAGTGAAGGAGAGTGAGTAATGTCCTATCAAACACCTTGGTTGTGTGTAAATAATGAATGTAATCACGTATTGGGATTTGTCAATGGTGGAGAGTTTACTCCTGCTGATGACCTTATCCCTTCGGAGATTTCAACAAGGGGTGCAAATTTAATTGTAAAATGTCCGAAATGTGGGACAGTCAAGACTTGGTATACAAGTGACCCGCTAGTTCGTACTTTGAACCAGTTAATTGAAGTTATGTCTGAGCAAATGGCAAAAAGAGCCATTCATTCAATACATATTCAGACAAAATAATAGATTTTTATACGAAACTACTAGACAATAATTGAAGATTAGTGATGATGGAGATAAATTATGGCATACGGTAACGATGGAGTTTACCATACTAGAGCAGGTGGCAGTTATGCAGTTGGTACACTTATAGACCAGTATTTAGACGATGAAGATGTAAAAATTCTGTATGAGCGTTGGAGAGACAAATGGGCTTTGCCCTTGGAATACCCAGGCTCACAATTCGCAATCACTTGCGATATGATTGCAGAAGCACCACTTGATGAGTTGGTGTCAGTTTACGGAAAGAAACGTTCACTTAGATATATTGAGGCTGCACAAAACGCACCTACATTATAAGGAGCTCTTTATGGGTAATAAACAAAAGATACAAAAAAGTATGTACGGAATCCTCAAGGATTCGGCATTTAAAAAGAATGAAAAAGGAAATTTAGTTGTTAAAGGCTATTTTACGTCTGATAACCTAGATATGGCAGGAGACGTAATTACCAGAGACGCTACGGAGCGAGCATTACCTATGTATAAACAATGGGGAAATGTTCGTTATTTACATACACCTAAGCCAGTAGGCAAAGTCCGTAGAATTGGTATACAAGACGGTTTAGAGTGGAATGAAGCAGAAATTGAGGTTATTGACCCCGATGCAATTTTCCAAGTTGAAAATGAACTGCTCACGGCTCTTTCTGTTGGAATTTTAGTTGACTTCAAAGATATTGACATTGATGAAGAAACAGGCGGGTTTATTATTAATAATTATACACTGGCTGAAATTTCATTGGTAGACCACCCCGCAAATTATGACGCAAGATTAAAAGACATCGTGCTTGATGACGAAGCACGCCATCTGGCTCTTCAATATGGGTTGGATGGATTAGCTAACCATATTGGAGGAAAAAACATGACTGAAAAAGAGAAAGATGTTCTCGTGGAAGAGGAAGAAATTATTGAATCTCCCGAAGCAGAAGAAGAACTTGACTTGAGTGATGAATCCCAAGAAGTTTCACCCGAAGAGGTTGTTGAAGATGCTCCCGAAGAAGAAGAGGAAGAAGAAGTAGAAATTTCCTTAGAAGCTGAGGAAGAAATTGAAGACGAATCCGAAGAAGATATTGAAGATTCTGAAGAGGAAGCTCAAGAAGAGATTGAAGATGTTGTAACGGTTGAAGACTCTGCTGATGCTGAAATTGAAAAAGATATTTCAGAAGAAGAAGAGATTGAACAGGAAGATGAACCTTCTCAAGAAGATTTGTCGAAAGCAGTTCAAGAAATTCGAGAATCCTTGAAAGCTATTGCAGACGCTTTAGAATCAGGTAAAGGCTCTGAGGAAGAGCAAGAGACCGATGATGAAGATGCTCTACAAAAAGAACTAAAGGCAATCAAAGAACAAAATGAACAGCTTGAAGCTCGTCTGAAAGAGTTAGAAGAATCGACTCCTGCTGAGCGCAAAGGGCTAGTGGAAGAGACCAACCTTGACGACCTTGAGGAAGAAGAAGAGGAAGAAGAGGTTCAGGAAATTCCTTCACTAAAGAAAGCTTTGAGAGCTCACTTTGAACGTAAACTTGGAAAATAATACTCTAATTAATTGTATATAAGAGAGGTATAAAAATGTTAACTGAACTACGAAAGGCACTTGTTACGACAGGAGACGGTGCGGAACTTCTGCCTTACGATTTAGACCCTGTGCTCCACGAAGAGTTGCTGAAAATTCAGCCTCTTGCACAGCTTTTGACCACAATCGAAGCTGGTGGAAAAACACACGAATATCGTAAGAGAGTGTCTCACCCAACCGCATGGTTTGAAGGCGAACTAACGCCTCAAAACCCAAAGAACTCAACTTACGAAAGCAAGACACTCCAAATGAAGATTCAACGTATTTGGGGCTCAGTGTCTGGCTTCCAGCAAGCTATGAGTGAGGAATTTATTGACGCTCTGGAAACAGAGTTAATGGGTAGTGTCGAAGGTATGGCAAACACCCTGGAATTTGGTCAAATGTACGGTGTTGCAGACGACATCGGTTTCTCAGGAGACCCATTCCAATACACTGGTTTCATCCCACGTATCTATGCGTATGCTCCACAAAACGTTATTGATGCTGGTGGCGACAAAATCACATTAACCGACTTGGATAACGTTATTTCCAAAGCTTTCGGTTTCCGTGGTGCAAATCGTGACCCACGCATGTGGATGATGTCCAAAGCTATGAAGCTTGTTGTTGATGGTCTTCAATCACGTGTTCAAATCCCTCTGCGGAGCTTGGAACTGTTTGATGGTAAAATCACAATGGCATCATACGCTGATATTCCGATTTTGGAAACGGACTATCTGAAACCTCTGGCAGAATCTACTTCACCTTCCGATGTTGCTCTAACAGGCGCAGAATCAGGTGGTACTCTATCAGAAAGTTATGATTACCGTATCGCTTCTGTCACACTGACAGGCGAACAGGAAGCAAGTGCAGCAGTCGGTACTCCCGAAGCTATCACTGGCTCAACAGGTACAGTAACTCTTGACTTCACCGCAGACCCAAATGCAGTTCAATACTACATTTTCCGTCAAGACGGTGGCTCAGGTGACTTTGCTCTGATTGACATTATTCCTGCAAAGACATATGATGCAAGTGGTACTGTAAATGGTACTGTAAGCCAATATGTTGATGATGGCTCAAAGAGCCCAATTGCCCAAATTAAACCTCTGGAAGCTGGCGAGCAATCAATTGTTCTGCTCAACCGCAATCCTAGACGTGGTTTGGCAATCGTAGGTAAAGTAGACGACATGGGTCGCCCATTGGACACCCTGTTCCGCTACGTAGACTTGGCTCGTACCAAGGACACCTATGACTACATGATTAAGGGTTACTTATCATCACGTGTGATTTATCCCGAACTCATGGGTATGGTAAGACACGCTAAATTAGCGTAAGACTAGTTAGTTAGTCTTAAAAATAGTTGAAAATAAAGGGCGAGGCGATTAACGTTGCCCCGCCCTTCTTAGAAGATGTAAAGAGAGAGGACTATCGTGCAAGGAATAGACCCTACTGTTTGGGAAATCGGTTTAGAAGTTGTAAAAGCTATTATAGGGGTAGTTATCCCTGCTATAACAGTAGCTTTGACTTTCTCCTTAAGGCGATTGAATCAGAAACTACAGAAGAAATCCCTCAAAGATGAAATTTATAGACAAATATCCATGGCTAATGAAGTAAAAACTTTTAAGGCTATGAATATGGGGAAGAAAACAGAAACCTTGCTTGAGAGTATGCAAGCTTTTGTTGTAAGTAACGAGATAGCAGTTTCTGAGATTGAACTAAAATTAATGGTAGAAAGAGCATTACAGTCTGAAAATAATTTACAAATGAGATTTAGTATGTTAGATACAAGGAGTGAAGAATAATGGGTACAATTAATGACCTTTTGACTAGTCGAGCAGTTTGGACAGCAGTAATTGGTTTAGCAACCACTCTGGTTTTGCGCTATGCACAAATTCCAGCAGAAGTTTGGCAATCCGTAGTTGCTTTATTTACCGTTATTGTAGCAAAGTTCACGGTGGATGACTTAGGTTTGACCATCGGTAGAACAATCGCTTTGACAATGAGAGAAGAACGCCAAAAAGAACAGGAGTAATATGTCCGAAAAAGTAGAACGTAGATTTGGGCGTATACCCTCACCGCCAGACCCAAGGGACTTTCACCTTACCAGTTTTGTTCCTATTACCCTAGAGCCTTCTCCAAAAGAACGTGTGTGGGATTATCCCGCAGAGAAGACGCTGGACCAAAAGAACTCAACTCACTGCGTTGGTTTCTCTATGGCAAACTTTGGTATTAACTTACCAACCTATACACCATACACCAACGAAGATGCACATGATTTTTATTACAAGTGCAAAATTATTGACGGTAATCCTGGGAGCGAAGAAGGCTCAACCCTGAGAAGTGCTTCCAAAGTCCTGAGAAATGTAGGAGCTATTGATGGCTACGCATTTGCCTATGATTTAGATACTATCAAATGGTGGCTTTTAAACCGTGGTCCAGTTATTGCAGGTACAATCTGGACAAACGAAATGAACTATCCTGATGAAGACGGTATCATTGGCATTGGCGGGCAACCTCTAGGTGGACATGCTTACCTACTTACAGAGTGGACAGAAGATGGTTACATCGGTATTAGAAACTCTTGGGGGGATGATTGGGGTAAGAAGGGTATGGCTTATATTAAAGCCGAAGACTTTGCTGAGATTTTCAAAAACTATGGCGAAGCTGTTACCGCAGTTGAGCTACAAGAATATGCTCAAACACAAGAACCAAAGTGGCTTAGAGCAATCAAAGAATTTATCAAGAAAATTCTTATTCACTTTACGACTTAAGAGGTATAAATGGCTTGGACTCTCTGTTCAAAAGAGCAAGTAACATCAATATATAAAATAAACGAGTCTATGCTAGATGATTTCTGGTCTGAAACCGTAGAATCCATGATAAGGAGTTATATTCGAGCTCCTTATCTTGGACTCTCGGAAGTTACGATTACAGAAAAGCATAGTGGTGATAGGTCGCCTATTATCTCTCTTAACAATCCCCCTGTAACAGGCGTAAGCTCTGTAAAGGTTGCTGGTGCTGAGATTGACCCTAGCAGGTACGATTTTGTTGGTACTGCTGTAGCCCTAACGGATGGTAAGGTTTTTCCTCAAGGCATCCTAAACCTTGAAGTTACCTACACTACTGGCGGGGGAGAAGTACCTTCGAAAGTTCAACTAGCCGCCGCAACTATGGTTGCTTCAATTGCTATATTTGAAGGTAGAGCAGGGTCTGATGGCTCTATAAAATATGGAGACTTGCCAGAATTTTTAGGTGGAGATACCAGCGTAAAAGACGTAGGTTTAGTAACGTATTTGAAGTATATTATGACTTCCATGTTAGACAAGTATCAAATAAGGGTTAGATAATGATTGGATATTCAGCTTCTGAGCAAGCTATAGTAGATGCTATAATCGAGCATTTTCCGCAATTGAATGAATACAATTGTAAAGCGGGAGAGCTTGACTCTATTATAGATTATATGTTTAGAGCACCCGATAAATATGGAGCACTGGTTGACTTTATGGGTGGACAACGCAGAAAACCAGAAAACTTCAATGCCTATATCTGGCAGTGGAACATTCTTATAACATTTTTTGTTCAAATAGATTTAGATACGATTGAAGATGATGTACGGGATATTATAGATAAATCAGCAGTTTTTGCTGAGAAAAATCGTACTCTTGGCGGTAAGGTAGTAAAGTTTGACCTGTCCTATATTGGAAAGGTTGAGCAGGGAACGACAGGAGATAAGCCTATAAGTTGGATTCCGATTACTACTTACGTTTGGGATAAATAAGGAGATTATAGATGGCTGATAAAGCAGAATTTAAACTAGAAGATATTGAAGGACTAGGCGAAAAGAAAGCCAGTCAACTTCGAGAAGAATTAGATATTGACAATGCTCAAGAGTTAGAAGAGGCTTTAGAGGATGGTCGAGTGGATGCCCTTGATGGGTTTGGTCCAAAGACTATCGAAAATCTTAAAGAAGCTGTAGCTAAGCTTGAAGCAGGGGAAGAAGAGCTAGAAGCTGTCGCTGAGGAATCAGTAGCAGAAGTGGAAGAGCCTGTTGTTGTAGAAGAGGAAACTTCAAATATTAGACGAAAGAAAGTTACAAATAGAGACGTTGATGTGCTCTTTGCTGATGTTTCAGCACGTGTACGAAATAAGTATGATGAAATTATCGTTACTGCTGATAAACATTATGTAAGAGATAGACGTATCAATTTCTTATTTGCCTTAGTTAGCAATATGGCTAAAGAAGGCGCAATTATTAAGTTTCCAGAAGAATTTTTCAACAATATGCCTAATGCAAAAGTTGAAGATGGCTACTGGATAATCGAAAAAGGAGAATAATATGAGTGCAATTGTTGGAATTGACGCTTCTGTTCTTATAGCAGAAGTAGGCGCATCTCAATTCGCAGGTGGTACAGGCGGTAATCCAGAAGCAGATGAATTACCAACATGGAATCCTACAACTAAGTTGTGGAGTTGGTCAAACCCTGATACTCTGACTGACCCTGACGATGTAACCCCTTGGATGGAGTTGCCAGAAAGAAATGAAATCTCTCTTAGCATTTCAGTAGACGTAGCAGAACATAGACCTTTTGTTGCCTCACTTGAGGATGCTTGGGTAGGTAAGGCTCGTACTTGGATGGATTGGAGTGGTTCATTTAGCGGATTTTATGATGATGCTGATGACTCAATTTTTAATACCATGAAGTCGGGACTAGCAGTTTGGATGATTATGTTCGACAGTCGCTTTGTTGAGGCTCTCGGAACACCTGCTGACTATTGGTTTGGAAAGATTTTGTTGACCTCAGTAGACCACACTACAGGCTCGGAAGACTTCTCTACGTTAGACGTAGACTTTGAAGGTGCGGGCAAACTATATCGTAGTGCGGTAGCATAAAGGAGATTATAATATGGCTGCAATTGTTGGTATTGATGCTGCAATTCTTACTGCTCCCGAAGACACCCTGACTCTTCCTTCTTGGGATGGTTCGGCTTGGACTTTAGGCGCATGGACTCTGCTACCAGAGCGTAATGAATTGTCAATTAGTATTTCGGTAGATGTTGCTGAACACCGCCCATTCGTAGACAGTCTTGAAGACGCTTGGGTTGGAAAAGCACGTACATGGATGGACTGGTCGGGAAGCTTTAGTGGTTTCTATGATGATGAAGATGATAGCATTTTCAACAACATGAAAGCAGGTCTAAGATTACAAACTGTAATTTTTGACTCTCGCTTGACTGCTGTTGCTGCTGGTCAAACTGATTATTGGTTTGGTAAAATTCTTCTAACTTCGGTAGACCATACGACAGGTAGTGAGGATTTCTCAACTCTTGACGTGGACTTTGAAGGTGCTGGTGCACTTTTACGCTCAGCTACATCATAATAAGTAATAGGAGAATAATATGGCACTTCAATTTTCAGTAAGTGTTAGAAATGCTCGTTTGGATGCAATTGAAACCGTTGTAGGTGCTTCGCCAGTTCTAAAGATTCGTTCTGGCTCTGCGCCTGCTAGTACTGGTGACGCAGATACTGGTGATGTGTTGGCAACTATCAACCTGCCTTCTGACTGGATGGATGCTGCTTCTGGTGGTTCAAAATCCAAATCAGCTACTGCGTGGGAAGACGCAAGTGCCGATTTATCAGGTACTGCTGGACACTTTAGAATTTATGATAACGGTGAGACGACTGTTCTGATGCAAGGTACAGTTTCTATGGCGGGTGGTGGTGGCGATATGATTGTAGACAATACAAGCATAGCTGCTGGACAAACCGTAACTGTTCAAACATTCACACTTACAGATGGTAATGCTTAGTAAGTGAGCTTAGAAAATAATAATATAATTAGCGGGAGTCCCTAGCTTAGGTATTCCCGCTTTTACTATAAGGAGGAAAATATGCCCGAAATGTCACAAGTTCTAATTAACAGGATGACTCCTAGACTGGATGAATCCGAAATAAAGTTGCAGTTTACGCAACAACCGCCTAGTGGGTGGACACTTGGTACGGATGTTTCTCACTGGCAAGGTGTTATTGATTGGGAACAGATGGCTAGCAAGGAGGTGGATTTCTCTATCACAAAGGCAACAGACTTTTATTCTTCATATGCAAAGGGTTTTGTGGATAAAAAGGCTTTTGTGAATTTAGCAGGAATGGAAGAAAATGGGATTATAACTGGCGGTTATTGCTGGTTACAACCAAAACAAGACCCTAAACTTCAAGCTGAGTTTTATCTGAACGAGTTCTACTCTAAAGCAGATGTAAACTTCCCACCTGTTTTAGACTTTGAGGATAACAATGTAAATACTTGGAACGATATGCTCTGGCGTGCTCAGGTTTGGTTGGAAATTGTCGAAGAAGAGACAGGACAACTCCCAATTGTATACACGAGCCCAGGATATATGATGAATTTTGATAGAACAAAATCAGGATTCCTAAGTCGTTATCCACTATGGGTTGCTCATTATATTCAAAGAAGTTATCCTACCGTTCCTTACCAATGGGATGATTGGATGATTTGGCAATATTCAGACAGAGGACACTATCCATATTATATTTATCAAGACCCAAATGGCGGGTATGGCAAAGATTATGGTGCTGGTTCTTATGGCTTGGATATGAATTGGTATAAAGGAACATTGGAAGATTTGAAAGACTATGTAGGCATTGAGGAAGAGCCTGCTCCCATTCCACAAGAAGAGCCAATTGGCTATATTAGAGCAACACGCTCTCTTATAAAAGTACATGCTGGAAAAGGTGTTTTATTCCCAACTGTTAGACGCTTAGAGCGTGGGGAAATTGTACCTCTTTATGAGATTGGTTATGGCTGGTATCGTATTGGCAAGAATGAATGGGTACAGAATAAGTATATGCTAAAAGTGCCCTTACCAGACTACCCAAAAATGCGGTAGAAAGCATTGAAAATAATTGAAGATGGTAGTAGTGAATCTATTGAGAAAGCTGTGGCGAGGACAGCGAATTGAATAAACCTAGTGGATTAGAGTGATGAGTTAGTCCAAATTTATACTGACACATATAGCCCTAGTCCAAAAAGCTAGGGCTAATTTTATATAAGATTGGAGAAGAAAAATGGAAAAAATCATAGTTGGAAGTAGTGAGTACCCCTTAGTAAAGAAGGGTAGAGCGCAAGCAGAGCAAGTCGAAGAGTTGTTACAATGGCTAGGTCGTTATGGTGGCAAATTCTTTGATGCAATGACAAATGAAGAAGGCGAAGTTGAAATCAGTACTTCTCTCCCCGTTCTTATTGGCGATATTGCTAATATTGTTACCGCAGACGCTCTTATTGAGCTTTATGTAGTGGTAACTGGTTGCACCGAAGAGGAAGCAGAAGAGCACTTTGACGTAGCACAATTGATTGATGTTACCGTTGTAGTATTTGAAAAACAAAAATCGTTCAAGAAGGTAGTTAACCGTTTTTTCTCGAAGAGAAGCTCTACAAATCCTATGGAAGAGCTCTCCACGAAATCCGAAAAGCCTATGGATGGACAGACCGAGAAATAATTGATACGGTTGAAACACGAGGCTTTGACTGGCTCGTAGACAACATGAAATACATACAAGAGGATAAGGCATCACACTACCTTACCCTTTTGCAGTTAGCACCCCTTGGTCGTACTCCGATGGATAAGAAGTCGGGTAGGGCTATGGAGAAATATTATAAAGGCGTGGTAAAGAATTTAGAGAGTTATGCTCCATGGGTAACACGCTCTAAGAGAGCTTTAATCAGTGCTAAGGAGAGAGGAAAGCTCAAATCAGGTCAACTGATGGTGAAATTTGATGCGAATGATGACCCTAATTCACCTTTATACAAGAACGCTAAAACGCTATAATATAAGGAATTTAGATGGCATCTCGTGAAAAAGTAACTTTTAAAATAGACTTAGACTCTTCGGCATTTGTAAACGGTCTCAAGAAAGCGCAAGGAGTACTAAACAATGTTGCCCAAGAGTCTAAAAAAGCGTCTACTGCCAGTGGCAAATTACAAGTTGCGCTGGTAGAATTGGTTGCTGGTTTTAGTGATTTATACACATCTGCCAATAAATCTGGAAAATCTTTTGATGACCAAGTTAAGAGACTAAAAACTCTTATTAAAGATTATAGCAGATATGAAGAACTTCTTCAAAGTCTTAATCAAGAAGAAAAGAAAAATAGTGGTTTAGACGATAGGCTTGTTAAGCTAGCCCAAATTAGTGATAAATATAAAGAATTAATAAAGCTAGCGGGTCAAAAAACATCTTCTGAAAGAGGCGAAGAAGCAATCTTTCAATATGAAAAAGATGACGACAAAAAAATAATGAGAGCAAGAATTGAGCTTGAAAGGCTTAATGATGCTCTTATAAAGATACGCCCTTTTGCAGACTTTTTTAAAAAGTTAACAACGAATATAGGTACAGGATTATCAAATGCTCTTAAAAGAGCTCAACAGGGAACACAGGAGCTAAAACGAGCTTTCTCTCTTATGAGAAACGTTATGTCTCAAACTATTGATAGTGTGAGACAAATTACTCAAGGTTTCTTGAGCATGGGTCGTGCTTTGACGTTCTTCGTTGCTATTCCTTTTACTGCATGGCTGAAAGAATCTATACAATCGGCAACTGAATTTGAGTCTGCTATGGCTCGTGTAACTAAGGTTGCTGGCTTTGACCAAGATGAATTTGGTGTACCCGATATTGGCGGTCCACAATCCCAAGAATTAAATCAATTTATTAGAGATATATCCGAAGTGGCAGGGTCTTCTCAAAATCAATTTGCACAATGGGCTGAGGATTTGGCTCAGTTTGGCGTGGATTCTGTAGATGCTCTGAAAGACTATCTACCTATGATGGAAATGATGGCATCTGGTACGGATGTAGCTGCTACTGATGTTGCTAAGAGACTAGGTAATGTTGCTAACGCTTTTGGTTTTGCTATGTCCGATATGGAGGGGGATGCAAGAAATTACGTATGGCGTATGATTAACGTTATCAATGACCTTGAAAACAACGTAGGTGCTTCTGCTGACCAAATCCTGACTGCTGTAGAAGCTTCTGGTCCTACGCTATCACAATTAGGGGTGCCTGGGTATGTCGTAGCCTCATGGTCTGCTCTTGGCATTGAAGCAGGTCTTAGTGCCGATGAGGTAGGTACAGGTCTTCGTAACTTAGGCTCGTTTATGAGTCGTAACTTTGTAAAAGCATTTGATGACGGTCAAACAGCTCTGAAAGATTTGTTTGGTACAGCCGAAGAAATGCACAAACAAATGCGAGAAGATTTTGCAGGTACGTTTACAACAATTCTTGATTACTACTCAAAAGAAGAAGATAACGTTAAGGTTATCGCTGAATTGTATGACTTCTTAGGCAATCGTGCTGGTAAGTTGGCAGCAGCTCTTGTTCAAGCAGCACTTGAGGGTAGTGATGGTGCTACAAGATTGCTAGACGTGATGGAGCAGGCAGAAAAGCAATTTAAAAATCCTATCTCTCTTGCGCAAGAATATCAAGCAGTACAGAAAACGCTTGCCCATCAAACACAGCAGCTTAAAAACACTTTTACTAACCTCTCGTTGGCGGTTGGTGATAGCTTAATTCCCGAATTAAAGAAATTAGTTCAAGCCGCAATACCTGTAGTCAAAACTATGGCTAACTTATTTGCTGGATTAGATGATGGAACAAAAAGACTAATATTCTTTGGTTCTGCTATTGTAGCTATAAGTGGTCCTATTCTGTTCTTCGTTTCTCAGATGGCTTTTGGTGCATCACTTATTATGAGTGGTTTGATAAAGCTTGGTGGGGTATTAGGAACAATAACTAAGGTATTTGGTGTGTTTGGTATGCAACTTCTAAAGCTAAATCCTGTAGCTTGGTTATTTGCAGGCTCGGTTTCAAGGGCTTTTGGAATGGTAAGAGACGCAGGACTAAATACAGTTGATACTTTAGGTAATATCTTTGGTGGATTAGCCAAAATGATGCCACGTTGGGGTCAAGGAATTTTCGATGGCTTAGCTGATGGTATAGAAGGCTCAGCAGCTCGTATTGCTAAAGCAGTCAATATGATTGCTCAAATTATTTCTAGCTTTTTCGAAGCACACTCACCGCCTGATACTGGACCTCTACAACATATTGATAAGTGGGGTACTACATTATTTGACACTTATCTTGAGGGATTTGCAAAAGCAGACTTTGGTATTCTCAAAGATGTTGCTGGTTATATTGAACATATCCTAAGCAGTTGGATTGATATTGGTAAACTTGATGATGATGGTAACATGGAAGCTATGTTGCTTCAATTCAGACAGGATTTTGCTGGTCTTCTCTCTCAATTTAATGAGTTTGGAAGGGTAGCTGATAGTGCTATCAGTGCAGTAACTGAGAGATTTGGCGAAGCTTCTGATGAAATTTTCAAGCTAATAAAATTGAACTTCCAATTAAAAAGCATTATCGAGGATATTGAGGGTGTTGAAAAGCGTAAGAAAGAAGTAACGCAAGCCTATAGAGACCAAGTACGTGACCTAATGAAGTCAAATATGTCTCTGGAAGAGCAAGCACAACTGCTCGGACAGTTACAACAAGAAAGAGACAAAGATTTAGCAATTCTTGATGAAGAACAGGAAATGCTAGAGGCTCGCAAAGATGCTGCACAAGAAGAGTTAGACTTCCAAAAACAACTTCTCGATGCCTACAAAGACCAAGATGACATCTTTGCCGATATGCTCAAAGCTATGGAAGATATAAAAGATGCTTTGGGTGGTGCTGGTGGTGGTTTATCAGACTTTGAACTCGAAGATATAGATGCTGAATTTGAGCTAGAGGGTATGGCAGAAGCTCAAGAAGCTATGGCAAGTTTTAGTGAGGCTATGGCTAACCTCAATGGACAGGCTCTAAAGTTAGAGCTTACACTGAGAACTGTCTTTGGTACAATTGGAAGAAAATTACAAAGTCTTGCCACAGACAATATGGGAGAAATAATACTCAAGTCTGATGGTATGAAAGAACGTTTAACCTCTTTTGCTGAAACAGGTTTGAAAAGTATTTCAACACTTGAGTCGGGCACAAAAGATTATAACAAAGTTGTTCAAGACATGGTTGATATTTTCGGAAAAAACTTTATGGCAGACTTTTTCGATGATATGGAACTGAATGATACTACTTTAGATAGCACTGGTGTAAAAACGCAAGCTATAGTAGATGCCCTTGAAGAAATGGATGATGTAGATTTAGCGGGCTTTACAAAAGCTATACAAAATGCTGAGGGAGATACTGATGATGCTTTCTCAAGCATGACGAAGCTTGGTGAAGGCGTAGGTGAGCTCTTTGATGCGGTTATGCTTAAGATTGAGCCTCTCTATAAAAAGATTCGCGCCTTCTTCTTAGCTCTTAGCGGTCAAGAAGTTGATGATGAAACAATGACGATGACCGTTGATGGTGACGAAGTTGATATTGCAGGAATAGATGAGCTTGTAAATCTTGGGCACGAAATAAATCAAATATTTGCTGTTTTGGAAGAACGCCTACCCAAGATTCTCGGTTTGGTCGGACAAATTGGTGATAATGTTCTTTCTGGTCTTGGAATTGACCTTGTTGCAGATGATATTTCTGGAAATGTAGATTCAATTTTAGGAGCTATACAAACCTTCTTAGAAAAAGTTGCTAGTATAGATAAGCCTGTACGAATGGCAATTGGTTTATTTTTAGCTATAAATGCTATAAAAACAGCATTTCAAGTAGGGGGCACTTCTCTTATAGCTCCTATCATAAAAGGATTACTTGCACTGGGTAAAGGTGGATTAAGAGTCCTTATTTCAAGTGTTGGAGCAGTTCCTCTAACAATTTCTATACCTGTAGGTTTGGCATTACTTATTACAGGAATAGCGATTAAAAAAGAAATAAAAAGACATGATGATTTAAGAGAGGGATATGCTGAGTCTATTAGACAAGCCGCTGAAAATGCTAAATTAAAATATGATGGTGAATATATATATTCTGAAAAATTTTTAGAAGTTCTTATACCTTACAGAGCTCATTTATCCAGAATGGCTAGAGAAGGTATGATTACAGATGAGGAATTTGAAGCTTGGGCACATGCACTTCAAAACTATGATTTTGCTTCTCAAGGATTAGATAATATGACAGGGGTTGATGTTCCTGTTCCTATTATTCCTGAACCTTATATAGATATGCGGGCTGAGGATGCTATTGCTAAAGCTATGCAGGATGCCTTAGATAGGTTAAAATTTTCAAGAAGTGCTGCGGGGGATTTCACTGCTGAAAATATGATAGCAGACGCTATTGAGCAGGCGGGTAATGCTGTTTGGGGAGCAACTCTTCCAGATGCTAATAATGCTGGACAAGAAGCTGGAAAATCTTACCTAGATGGAGTAACAACTGCTCTTTCTCAACCAGTAGAGCTAAAATCTATACAGGATATAGAGAATTGGGCTCAAATTTTTGGAATTACGCCTGAGCAGTTACTAACTGAAGATTTTGAAGGAGTTGAAGCTATTACAATTCCTGCTCCTACCTTAGCTTTTGATGATACTATCGTAGAAGAAGTTAGAGGATTAGTTGAGCAAATTGTAAGTGAATTTAATACTTTGTTTGGAGAGGCTGATTTTGCCCTTACAGAAACTGAGGGTGCTTCGATGGCACAGGGCATAGTAGACGGTTTACTCGCAGCTTTTTCTGTAACAACCATAAAAGCAGAAACATTATATGCTTTGGCAACAAATATGGCAGGTGCGTTATTCAATGCGTTTGCTCAAGGTGGTAATGCGGAAGCAATTGCTATGCTTCAAGACGTTGGTTTGGAGTGGGCTCGTATTATCAGTGAGTCTATGGATGCCGAGCTTTTTGACCCTAAAAACGCCCTTTCAAATTTTGTAACTATTGTTACTGATTTGAAAACTGCTTCTACTGGACTAGATGCAGGCTTTAGTATGGCACAATCTGCTATTGAAAAGATTATTGGATATGTAGGTGATGGCACAGTTTGGAAGACTTTTGTAAGTGATGTAGCAACTCTTGGTGGCGAAGGAGTAGGTAGCTTTGGATTTGCCTTTGTTCAAGGGTATACAGAAGCAGACAATCTAAAAACTTTCTTAGAAGGTGATTTTCTAACTGCTTTAGATAGAATTGTAGCTCTTTTCAATAGCCTGATGTCTGGTAATTGGAGCATAAAAGTAAGTGTTATTTATGAATCACTGAATAAGTGGCAAACAGGTGGCTCTGCAATTCCTGGGAATTTTGGAACGGTTGGAGAAACAGGTACAGAGTTCTTTGCTCCACCAATTAGAGGGCATGTTACCTCTCATTCTGAGTTATCAAGTATATTATCTGGTGGTGGGAAAGAGACCAAGAAAGAAATTAATATGAATATTACAGGAAGTCCTGTTCAAATGACAGAAGATGAATTAATGAGAATGTTAAGACGTGTGGAGTTCTTATATGGATAGAATAATTTGGAAAGACTCTACTAAGAGCATTTCCTTTGACACAAATAGTTTATTTGGTAGAGAGGGTGTTTCTCTCGTTCCTCTTTTTGGCAAATCTGGTTATATGCTTCCACCAGTTCGTCTTATTACAGATAACGTACCTAGACGACCAGGAAATGTTTTGCGAGAAAGAAAGGTTGAGGCTAGAAGAATTGACTTGCCTTTTAGACTTGAAACACTTAATTATAAAGACTTAGTAGATGCTCAGCGAGAGCTAGCTAGTTCTCTATTTAATTCTAGTGGAGACCTTGTTTTTAATTTTGCTGGAAAGCAAAGATATTTGAAAGATGTTAGTTATGTTGATGGGTTTTTGGGAGACGATAACGATGATAATGAGTTTGTTGTTTGGGCAAAATTCATGCTCACTTTTGAGGCACATGACCCTTATTTTTATTCTTTAGATGAAGAAGAAAATATTACAATTAGTGCTTCTGTTGACCCGACAGCTTCTCCTGTATTACTAGATACTAACTTTTTAGATAGTATGTTAGGGGAAAATCTCGTAGGAGATTCTTGGGAAATTACAAATCCTGGGGCTGATACTGCTTGGGTAAAGTGGGAAATTACTGGTCCTGTTGCTTCTGGTTTTACAGTTGGACTAGAAAACGGTCCTAGTCTAAAAATAAATAGAGCAATTGAAGATGGCGAAGTAGTAACGATAGATACTTCCAGAGGACAAAAAATAGTTAGAAGCTCTTTAGTAGGTGATATTTTTAATTATTTAGATAAAACATCTAATCTTTGGGGATTTCCTAGAGGAACTTCTAAAGTGGAACTAGGATTTAGTGGGTTTAATGCAGAAACGACAGTAAAAGGAGTGGCAAACGTACCTTATAGTACATTCTAGCTATGACTATTTTATATAACTTAGTTCGGGTTTATACTAATACTACAGGAACGGGCATCGTTTCTCTTGGCAACGCTGTTTCTGGACACTTAACCTTTGAAGAATCGGGTGTACAGGGTGGCGATGTTGTTTCCTATTCTATTATAGAGGGAAACAAGGTTGAGGTTGGTAGAGGTACTTATAACTCTGTTTACAAAACACTTTCGAGAGACGAAGTATATAGCAGTACGAATGGTGGCGCAAAAATAAGCCTTAGTGGTAATGGACAGGTTCTTATTACTGCTTTGAAAGAAGATTTTGACCATGATATTTTGCCTAATTTTGAGGCTAACGAGCACGTAGACCACTCACAAATAGATATTATAGCAGGTACTGGTTTACTTGGTGGTGGGAATCTACTCTCTGATATTACACTATCAATAAATCAAGGGTATCAATTTCGCTGGACAGCAGACCAGATTTTCGAGCAGAGCGTATCAATGCTCTCTGGTTTACATGTTGGTGGTGAAAGTCCTGTAGATTTTGGAAACCTTGTTGTGGAAGGTGATTTGCAAGTTGGTGGAGCAACTATTTATTCTGGCGAGACCCACTTTAGCGAGCTAGTTACCACGTCTAAAGGATTACATATCGGTGGAACAACAGACCCTGATGCTCCGAGATTACAAAACCCTGATTATCCTCAAGGAAACCTTATTGTTGAGGGTAATACCACTATTAAAGAAAGTTTATTTGCAGATAAATCTGGTCTTTTTGGTGCAAATTTAGATGTTTTGGGGCACATATCAGTTGATAAAACTGCTTCTTTTTACGGAAATTTTTCAGCATATAGTAGTGCTTTAATAAGTGGGCAAACTAATATTCTTAATGGTTTAAGAGTAGGAGATACTCAAGAAGTAGATATTGGAAATGTAACAATAAAGAATAGGCTCGGTATTGGAGTTATTTCTCCTGCTTATAAATTTCATTTATTGGGTGGTACAATTAGAGTTGACCCTAATAATTTGGAAGAAGAAAGATTTACAATTTTAGATGGTACGGATAGACCTATAGCTAATTTTGCAGGTCAAGCTATAAAGATGGGAGTAGCGGATAATCCTTATAAGCAAGTAGAATTTCGCTCAGGAGCAGAAGATTCCTTTGGAGAAAATCCATTTATTTCTTTTGCTATTGGTGGTCAAGAAAGATTTAGATTTACGAATGACTCTAGTTTAGGAATAAATACTACTCCTTCTACTAAATTGGAGATTAAGAGCTCTTATGAAAGAGACTTTATAAAACTAGTTTTAGATGATATTAGATGGCATATCACTCCCCTGCTTTCAGGTGGCTTAGAATTTCGTTCAGAAGTTCCGAATATAGCACACCTAACTTTAGGGTTAGATAAGATACTATTAGGTAATTCTGTAGAGCTTGTAGATAATCTATTTATTTCCGAAGGGCTAAGCAACTCTATAGAGTTTGCACTAAACGGTAGCATTAAAACTACTCAAGGCTACTTAGACCTAAAACCACAAGAAAAGCTATACTTTTCTCCTGCTGGCAAACAAGCAGTAGTAAACGAGGGTGTAAGGTTACAATCTAAGGACTATGCAAGTAATGTTATGGGATGGGGTATTTCTTATGATGGTATAGCCGATTTTAGAGAGGTTCGTGCAAATGAGATGAAAGTAAAAACATTTGTTTCGGACCAAGAGCAGGCAGTCGCTGGAAGTCAAATTATAAGCAAAAGTGTTTCTTCTTTATCGAGAGTTTTTGTTGCCCCTAGTCCTGGCAATAATAAGTTGTTGTTTGTTCGTAATTTTGAAGGTTTTCCTAACTATCGTGTATTTGCTGATGGTGATTATGTAAGAATTAGAACGATGCAAAGACGACCAGATGATACAACTTTTGTAGCTGATTGTTGGGGAACGGTTGTTAAGTCTGAATCAACTCCCGTAGAAGAGGGAGAACAATGCTATTTGTTCTATCGCTCAGCACTAAGCAGTGAGGAAAATATTCAAAAAGCTGGCACAATGCCTGCTGGAACGGTTGTAGATATAGGAGCGTTAGTTTTAGATTATGGAAAAAGTGGTAGTGGTTTTATTGAGAGCACTGCTATAGGATAAGGAGAAAATTATGGCACAAATTTCAGAAGCAGTTAAAAATGCAAGATTAAATGCAATTGAAACGGTAGTAGGGACAGCCCCTATTCTAAGAGTTTATGATGGTGGCGGGAGTATTCCTGCCGATTGCTCACAAGCAGTTGTAGGAACGCTACTTGTAGAAATTACTCTTCCCTCTGATTGGCTAAACGATGCTAATGGTGGGAGTATTACAGGAATTATGGGAACTTGGTCAGATACTGCTTTAGCAACAGGGGAAGCAACTTATTTTAGAATTTATGCTTCCAATGGGACAGATTGCCATATTCAAGGAACGGTTTCTCAAACAGGTTTTGGTGGAGACCTAACTTTTGAGAGCACTGAAATTAGCTCAATTGGTGAGACGGTAACAGTAGCGACTTTTGCTCTTTCAGAGCCAAGCTAAAAGGAAATAAATGGCTGATAATGGTTCAATAGTTGTTTTACTAGATGAGTTTTCTTTATTAGCACGTGAAACAGCTAGAAATGAAGTAGATATATTATTAGAAGATGCTTCGGTATCTTCTTCTGTAAACCTGCCAATTTCTGTAGAGACAGATAAAACTTTAGAAGATGTTATTAGTTTGTCTACAAATTATGCAGAGGTAGAGGCTATTCTGGAAGATGCCGAAGTAGATAATCCTATTATAGGGTCTCTTGAGTTTCTGTTAGAAGATGCTGACTTATCTAGTGCCTTAGATGTTTCTGGTATTCGCCTTGTAAAAACTTTAAACAATGCTACTCTAAATTCTACTTTAGAAGCTTCTGGCATAACTTTGGTAAAGACCTTAGATAAAGCTTCTTTGTTTTCTTCTGTTATTGCAACAGGCGGGTCTCTAAATGTAGTACTTGATTACTTTGATTTAGAAAGTCAAGCTATTAGTGATAATCAGGTAAACGTAAGTATTTCTTTAGAGGATGTTTCTAAGACTATAGAAGCAGACCTGCTAGTACAATCACAACTAGAAAAAAGCTTAGAAGATGTTTCTGTTTCATCTTCATACTCTACAAATATAGTTGCAACTCTAGTAAAAGACTTAGAAGAGCTTACTGTAGATAGTGATGTAAAAGGAAATGTCTTTTTTCCTGCTGAAATTGAGTTTGGTGATGTTGTCTCTTCCGCAGAAGGCTATCTACTTACAGGATTACTAAGTCCATATCAAGATTTTGCTAACTGGACAGGACACCCTGCTACAGGACAATCGCTAAAGGTGAGAATAGGAAATCTTAAGGGTGTAACAAACTTAGATGAGTTTGGTTTATTTGCAAGCTCTGGTTGGAATTTAGCTTCTCAAGGCACTATTGACGAAGAAAATATTCCTGATTCTGTTAGTCACTTGATTGCTAGCAACAAGGGAGTAAGAGCCTATAATATGGATATTACTCTCTTTGATAATGGTGCGCCAGTTATAGAATTAAATCATTCCGTACCAAGCTTTGCTCTTGGCTCTACTCTACCATCAGGTTATAACTCTGGTGAAGGTATTTGGATGGGCAAGGACACAGACGATACTTATAAGTTTAGAGTGGGTGGCACAGGCGACCAAGATAATAGTATTCGATATGATGGGGATGCCTTAGAGATTAGGGGTGCAGAATTTATACAATATAATCTTTCTACGCCAGTTATTAGTCTAAATCCTGCGGGTCCAAGCCTAGCTATAGGCAACCCTGTTCCTGCTTCTTTTTCTGCGGGTGTTGGTTTATGGACAGGGTTAGATGGGGGAGAATTTAAATTTAGAATAGGAGACCCTACAGATGCTCGTTTAGAGTGGCTAACGGACACTGGAGAGTTAAACTTATATGGTACATCTCTGACTTTTGATGGTGAAGAGGGTTTTATAATTCTTACACAGTCATCATTATTTAAGGATATATCAGGTAACTTCACAGGCTCAGGCGTTTATATTGACAGTCAAGGTATTTCAGGTGTAAATTTAGACCAAGAACAGGTTAGAATTGACTCACAAACAGGTGAGATTATAGCTTCTGGCGTTCACCTAAATGCCTCTGGTATTTCTATGGTTGGTGGTACGTTTACTGTAGGACAAGCTACATCCTTTAGTTCTGGTATAGGTGTTTTCATTGGAGAATTGCCCTCAGATGTACTAGTATCTGAATCACTAGGGGATTATATTTATAGTGAGGGTAGTGAGCTTGGCTATCAAGGAACAGATGAGTTCCGTATCGCTCTTGGCGGTGGTTGGGCTTTCAGAATTGGAGACCCTGCTGGTGATAGGTTAGAGTGGGATGGTAGTAACCTAAATCTCTATGCTCCTGTTATAAACTTGATAGAAGGCATCTCAGACCCAACTCTTTATTTTAAGAGTCTCGCAGGAGACCCTCTGTTTACTGTAACCGCTTATGAAACGACAGTACCTATAGTTGAACTTAACTCTATAGGCACAAATGCAGAACTACATATTAATGCTGATGTTATAGATTTTTCTAGTGTGCCAACTGTAGATTCAGACCCAACAGAGGCTCTTCAATTAGCTACAAAACAATATGTAGATAATAATACTGGCGGTGTTGAGGACCACGGTTTATTAACTGGACTAGGTGATGATGACCATACTCAGTATTTGAATAATGCTAGACATGATACAACTACAAGACACACTCTTGGAACAGTTGTTCCCCACGATGACCATGGGCTATTGTCTGGTCTTGGTGATGATGACCATACCCAATATTTGAATAATACTCGCCATGACACGACTACGAGGCATACGCTAGGTACGGTTGTACCACGGGATAGTACAAAAGCAGATGACGCTGATGTGGTGCATGATACTGGTGATGAAACAGTTGCTGGTGTTAAAACGTTTAGTTCTATTCCCGTTTTACCCGCAAGTGACCCAACTCTTGCTAATCAGGCTGTAAGAAAATCTTATGTTGATAATGGTTATAGATATTTACAAACAGTAACATTTACTTCTAATGGCACTTTTTCAAAAGCTAATTATTCTGGTATAAGAGCAGTTAGAGTTCGTCTGGTGGGTGGTGGAGGTGGAGGCGCTGGTGCTCCCGCGACTGCTGCTGGGCAGGTTTCATGTGGTAGCGGTGGAAACGCGGGTGGCTACTCAGAAGAATTTATTTTGGCAAGTGTGTTAGCTTCAAGCGTGACTGTTACTATCGGTAGTGGCGGTTCTGGGGGGTCTTCGGGTGGGGACGGTGGAGGTGGTGGCACAACAAGTTTTGGCTCGTTCTTGTCGGCGACTGGCGGGGGCGGGGGCAATGCTCTTGGCGCTTCGTCCAGTGGTGTTATTCCAGCGATTACAGCCGATGCAGCAGGTATAGGTTCTGGCGGCGACTTCAATACAAGAGGGGGTACATCTGGAGTAGCCCTCAGAAATGGTGACTCGGAGGTTTCGCTTGGTTCTAGAGGCGGGGACAGCCTGTTGGGTGGAGGTGCTGGGGGAAGATTCACAGCATGGCATGGTTCAGGTGGAGGCTGGAGTGCGGATGGCTACGGTGGCGGGGGTGGCGGCGCCTGTAACGGAAGTTCTCAAGGCGCCAAGAATGGTGGCAACGGGAAATCTGGAATAGTGATAGTAGATGTTTATATATAAAGGAAATAAATAATGGGACAAACAATATTTAGAAGCAGGGATTTATACGATAAATACTGGAACACACTATGTAGACCATGGTACTAGCGACCATCATCCTGAGTTTGGTATCCAGAAATTAAATATTTAGAGCTTATTTATGTATGGAGTACTAGTTTCAATTGAAGTATTATAGGAGATTATAATGGCAGAAAAAGCATTCAGTAGTTTTGACCCTTATTCAGGGACACCCGCAGCAAACGACCTGTTTTTAATGACAGACGTTGACTTTACGGGGACTGAGAAAACGCATAATATTACATACAGTAATCTTATTTCTGGTTTACAACCAGCGTCTAGTGATTTATCTGGTTTAGCATCAGACTTGCCTTCTATTACAGGACTACTTTATTGGAATGGTGGGACAGAAGATGCCAGCCAGATTGTTGCTGGTGATGGTATTGTTATTGGAGCATCTGATATTTCAATAAATATAGCTGGTGATAGTGGTATTAGCATTACTGGTACTTCTCTAAAGACAATTTCTTTGTCTAAGTTTGGACTTGGAGCGTTAGGAGACCCTACAAGCGAAAGTCTTTTACTAATATCATCTTTAGGTCTTTCTAGTTTTCTTGAAGCAGGCTCTGGTATTTCATTTTCTGGTGGAAGTATTTCTCTTAGCAAGTTGGGACTAGAAACCCTTTCAGACCCTAATGCTGATAGAATTATGTTTTGGGATGATAGTGAGGATTCTTTAAAATGGCTAACGATTGGCGCAGACGCAGGATTAGCCATAAATAGTAGTGGTCAATTAGTTCATGCTCCTGAGCCTGTTGTTGTTTCTCTTAGAGCAGTTGAAGGAACAACAGACCTAGAAGCTGGTGTAGCAACTTATTGGACAGTGCCAGAAGAATTAAACTTAGCAACTATTTCTAATGTGGATATTGCTTTTGTTAATCTTAGTGGTAGTGCGACAGTAGCAGTTGATAGAGCACCAAAAGGAACGCCAACCAACTTTGCTAATATACTTACTCAAAATCCTATTGTTACTTCTGGTTATAGTACGTTTGAAACAGGACAAACGAGAGGTACGAGTAGTAGTACTTTGGCTACAGGGGATAGACTAAGAATTACACTATCAGGATTAAGCACCACAGCACCTCAAGGCTTAGATGTTATTTTTGGATTAGAGGTCTAATGAGAGTAATATGTGTTAGTGGCTCAAAGCCACCTGTTTCTCAAATACTTATGCCACAAGACGTAATTGTTCTATGGGCATCGGCTACTATTCCCGATGGGTGGGAAGCATTTTCTAGTGCACAGGGAAAGTTTATAAAAGGAGCAGGTGCGGGACAGATAGACTTAACAGGTGCTGGTAGTTTGACACATGCTCATACAACAAGCTTAACAAATTCTTCTGGAAGTCATGCTCACTTGCTAGACCCAAATATGAATAGTGCTTCTGGAAGTACAAATTTTTATACAGGTGGTTCTGGTGACACTGCTGCTGCAGGACATGGACACTCTCCTGGCAACTTTGATTCTGGAACTGGTGGCTCACATCAACATACGCTTTCTAATACTAATTCTGCTAGTAATTTACCGCCTTATAAAAAACTTTTGTGGATACGTTCTACACAAGCTGATGTTGTATTGCCTATAAATGCTTTATTCTTCTATCCCTCAAGCACTGCTCCAACAGGATTTCAAAAATATGGCTCTATAACAGATGGTAGTTTTATTTATGGTGCTACTACAGGAGATATTGGTGGTACTGGAGGGGCATCTTCCCATACGCATACTAATCCTGATTCTGGTAGTAATGGTGCACATACCCATCCTAGTGCTTCTACATCTTCTGGTTGGAATAGTAGTAATGGACCAGACGCAAATACATTTGGAGATGCAACAGTTTCTGCAAGGCACTCTCATAATTTTTCAGCCGATTTAACCAGTGCAGGAGCACATACACATACAATTGGTGCTACAGGTTCAGGAAGTAATTTACCCTCTTATGTTAACTTAGCATTAGTTGAATACTTAAATGGTGAGAGTCTTCCTGCTAATTTAATTGTAGGTTTTTCTGGTAGCTCAGGTTCAATTCCTTCTGGATGGGCTCTTTGTGATGGGAATGGGACCACAAATCTTGTTGATAAATATATAAGAGTGGTTACAGGAACGACAGGGGGTATTGGTGGAACAACAACACATAATCATACCATGCCAAATACAAATACAACAGGGTCGCATAGTAATCATGGTGTAAATACAAGTGTAAGTAGTGCTGGCGGGGTGTCTGCGGTTGCTGGCAGTGGCTGGAGTGCCGCTTCTCCTTCGCATAGTCATGGTTCATCAGCAGCGGTATATTCATCAGGAAGTCACGCCCATTCAAATCCTGATACAGGGTCATCAAACCATGAGCCCCCATATATTAAACTTTATTTTATTCAAAAGACATAGTGAGAAAAGGATTGTAGAGAATGATGAAACAAAAATTGACAAAAGGACAAATCTTATCGTTAAGAGCTTTGGCAGAAAAACGAGAACAGGTGATAAGTGTTCTTAAAGAATTAGCCGAAGCAGAACAAGACCAACTACATATGTTGGTGAAATTTTATGATTTGCCAGAAGACAAAGAGTATACAGTTACTCAAGAGGGAGACGAAGTTTTCCTTGTTGAAAAACCTGTAAAATCGGAGTAGTAAAAGGAGATAAATAATGGCACTAATAACTGATAACGCTTTTGATGCTGCACTAAGCTACATTAGCACGAATGGTACTGAGTTGCACATTCTTAGCCAAGCACCCGCATCTTTCGCTGATGTTGGTACATATACGTTGGGTAATGCAGTCCCAAGCTATACTGGACCTGCCAATGGTGATGCAAGTGGGCGTAAAATTACGGTAGACGCTATCTCAAGCGGTAGTGTTACTGGTGATGGTACAGCTTCACACGTTGCTATTACTGATGGTGTGGGCGAGCTTATTGCATGGCAAGCTCTTGCTTCCTCACAAGCAGTTACCAATGGTAACACATTCAGCTTGACAGCATTTGACATCGAATTACCAGACCCCGCATAAAGTAGGGTAAACTAATATGAATATGGCGAAGTACACCATATTATAATGTGGTGTATTTTGTCGTATCTATAGGAGATATTTTTGGCTCAGTTTGCTAGACCTAACTCTGATATAACAGTAGGTTCTTGGACCCCAAATACGGGTACTACGCTTTTTGGCGTTCTGGATGAAGCAACGCCCTCTGATGCCGATTATATTTCTTCTTCTCCTAATAGTAGCACTGCTGGTAGGGTAGGATTATCAAGTCTAAATGCTCCTTCTTTAGATACAGGGCATATTCTAAGACTTAGGGCAAGAAGCGGAAGACGTGGCACTGCTGTAATGAATTTCATGCTGTATCAGGGTACTACTTTGATACACGACTCTGGTGCAATTACACTAACCTCAACTGCCTACGGTGATTTTAATTTTACTCTTACGGAAGCAGAAGCTCAAAACATTACGGACTATACTAATTTGCAAGTTGAGCTTGATATTGCAAGCCCAGGCTCAGGTGAGTATGGTGAAATTTCTTGGGTTGAATTAGAAGTACCCGATGCTGTAGTATCAGATGATTTGACTTCTCAGGATATTACTAGTGGTACACCTACGCTAGACTCCCCTACACTATCTCAAATACATTCACTATCTTCTCAAGAAATTACTTCTACTACTCCTACGTTAGAACAAGCAAGTGTTAGTCAAGTTAGTGTGCTTACTGCACAAGAAATAAATTCAGGTATTCCTTTAATAGGGACTGCTACTCTTAGTGAGATTGCTGTTCTTACTCCTTTTTATATTAATTTCGGGAAAGGTAATGCCGAAGTTACTGGTATTACAGAAGTAGAAGTTGAGAATGGTATTTATAAAAGGGTATCAGATTATAATAATAGACCAAGATATATACTTAATGATAGTATTATTTATTATGAAGTTTTAGTAACACAAGAGACTTTCTACTGGCATATAGCTCAAATAAGTAGCGGTAAAATTTTATACAATTCTTTTGACGATAGTCTTACGCCTTTTGGACTTGCTTATGAACCAGCTCAAGGGTCAGGCGTACCAGAAGTTCAGGCTACGTCTGGTTCTATTCCTACGATTGATTCTTCAACACTCAGTATTGCTGCGGGGGTAGATAATCTTACCTCACAAGATATTTATGCTAGCGAGCCAGTGGTCGAGAGTCCTACTTTTTCACAAAAACATTCTTTGTCTACACAAGAAATAGTTTCTGGTACTCCTGCTATTCAACAAGCTAATATAAGTGTTTTAATTGGGCTTACTGCTCAAGATATTACGAGTGGTGCTCCTACTTTTGATGATATTTTAATATCCCAAGACCATGAGTTTAGTTCTCAAGGCATTTTAGGTGGTGCGCCTACCTTAGACCTATCTATATTGGCGCAAGCGCATATTCTTTCTATAAATGACCTACTAAGTACAGTCCCAACCCTAGCATCTTCAACGCTGTCACAAGACCACTCTCTTACTTCACAAGAGATTACTGCTGGTATACCTACAGTAGAATCACCTGATTTATCAGAAACAAATCAATTAGATTCCCAAGAAATTATTACAACGATTGCCATTGAGCAATCCGACATATCACAAAATCATTCTCTTAGCGCACAAGAGATTACTTCTGGCGTGTCTACGATTGAATCTCCTTCAATCTCACAACTCCACGACCTCGGCAGTAGTGAAATTACTTCTGGCGTTCCTACTGTCGAGAGTCCTATTCTTTCTCAATTACATAATCTAAATAGTTTAGAGATAAGCTCGCAAATACCAGAGATTAGCTTACCAACTCTTTCTCAAATTCATTCTCTGACTTCCCAAGAGCTTCTAAGCCAAATACAGGTAGATACGAGTGTTATCAGTCAAGCTCATTCTTTAGATAGCTTAGAAATTACTTCTAGTCCAAATTTAGACCTAAGCACTCTTTCACAAGACCATAGTTTAGCTACAAGCGATGTTGTTAGCACACCTAGTATTGATTTTGCTAGTCTTTCAGAATCTAATGCTTTTATTGTAAATGATACAAGTTCTGGCACGCCTACAATTGATAATCCATCACTAACTCAAAATCATGCCCTAACGTCTCTAGGCGTTTTAAGCCAAGTAGATATACAAACATCCTCAATAGAGCAGGTACATGCCTTAGAGAGCCAGCAAATCGTTTCTAGCCCTATCGTAGAGTTTTCTTCACTATCAGAATCTAATGAATTTGGTGTTTTAGACCTTACAAGCACTGCTACATTCGAACAACCTTCTTTAGAGCAGGTTCACGAATTATCTTCACAAGAAATAAGCATAGGCACAACAGTTGAACAACCTAGCTTATCTCAAATTCATGGTCTAAGCTCTCAACCAATACAGTCACAAATTGTTATAGATAGTCCAGATATATTAGAGGCAAATACTCTGATTGTATTAGATATTGTTTCTATTTCAACAATAGAGCAGTCTGCTATTACACAAACCCATGAATTATCTAATAACGATATAGAAATTCAGTCTATTATCGAGCAGTCCAGCTTATCCCAAAATCATGCTCTTACTTCTCAAGAATTAGTAAGTACTGTTATAATTGAAAGTCCTACTGCATCAGAAGCAAGTCATAATTTGACAGCAAATGATATAGTAGGGTCAATTCCAGAGCTAGAAAGCCCTGTTTTTGAGCAAAATCATGTTCTAAATTTGCTTGAAATTGAATCTCAGATAGACGTAGAGCAACCATCTATAGCACAAGAACACTCGTTAACATCTTCTGATATTCAAGGTGTTGTAACAATTGAACAACCGCTTCTAGCAGGCTCTCATGCACTAGGGTCACAAGATATAGCAATAATTCCTACTATTGAATCTCCTAACCTTTCTCAAGCTCATGCTTTATCTATCGAAGATATTGTAAGTCAAACAACAATTGATTCTCCTGCGCTATCTCAAAACCACGAGCTAGTTTCACAAGACCTTTCTAGCCAGATTATTATAGAGCAAGCTTCTACCAGCGAGACAACGGATAACCTAACTGCTCAAGATATTTTATCTGGTACGCCTGAGATTGCTCAGTCCATATTTGGACAAGACCATGAATTAGGAAGCAGTGATTTAGTAGGGTTTGCTCCTATAATAAGTTCTCCAACCCTAGCGCAAGAACATAATCTACATCCTTCTGATATTTCTATTGAAACTTCCATAGAAGAAACTCAATTATCTCAAGAACATTTGCTTGTTGCTCAGGGCATAAGCAGTCAAACAATTGTAGATAATGTATCTCTTGACCTTGAAATAACAACACCACAAGAGAGATTACAAAAGATAATCGAAGAAAACCGCGTTGTTGAAGTTGATTTTGAGGATAGATTTGTAACTGTCTTAGCAGAAAATAGAATGGTAGAAATTGAATTTGAGGATAGGTTTATTACAATATTACCAGAAAACAGGTTTGTAAAAGTAGAGGAATAATATGATATTAGAAAATAACCAAAGAATAAAAAGTTTAGGTGCTGATTTAGATTTTGGCTTTGATTTTACCGATTGGCTTGCGGAAGGTGAATCTATTGTGTCCCATGAGGTTGTATATGTAGATGATGCTTTAACCATTACAGATGATATGATTGTAGATGGTTTTGTGATTTTCTATGTGAGTGGTGGGGAGCTTGGTAGATGGCATGACATTAGAATTAGGATTACTACAGATGCAACGCCTAAAGCTAGAATTGAAGAAGCAACTATGGAAATTTATGTGACACAAAAATAAGATTTACGCCAAGAGTAGAGAGGTTAGATAATGGCGCAGTTTGCGAGACCTAATTCAGATATAGCAATTAACGGTTGGACCACAACTCCGTTATATGCACAAATAGATGAGGCAACAGCTTCCGATACCGATTTTATCGAAAATAATGCGGTATCATATGCTGAGGTATCTCTCAATACTGTTAGTGACCCTAATCTTTCTTCGGGGCACGTTGTTCGCTATAGATATGGGCGTAGCGCAACAAACCGAACACTTACCCTTGTTGTTAGACTCATGCAAGGCTCTACCGAAATTGCCTCATGGACACATGTAGACCCTTCTCAATCTTTTGTTTTAGCAGAACAAACTCTCACAACAACCGAAGCTGATTCAATTACAGATTATTCTAATCTTCGCTTACGTTTTGATATTACTGCTATACAAAATAGCCAAACTTCAGGACAGGTTTCTTGGGCTGAGCTAGAAGTACCTGACCCCCCACCAAATAGTGCTTTAACTTCTCAAGAGATTACAACAGGAACTCCTACAGTAGACCAGCCTACGCTTACTGAGACAAACATCCTCACTTCTCAAGGCATAAGTAGTACGGTTATTGTTGAACAAATCTCTTTATCCCAAATACACATTTTAGGTTCTCAAGAATTATCTAGCACGATTCTTTTAGAACAAAGTAGTATTGGATTAGCTTATCTCCTAGACTCTCAAGAAATTATAACAGGCACTCCCTCAATTGGTGCTTCTGAGCCAGCAGCATGGGCAGAATTTGTAGGACAAGAGATTCTTTCTCAGGTTGTTTTTGACTCTCCAACAATTTCGCAGATACATGAGTTAGTAGCAAATGATTTATCTTCTACGGTTACTGTAGGTAGTCCTGTAGGTGCTTTACCTGCTGAGGACATCTCTTCTCAAGTAATAATAGAAACTCCTAGTATTTCTCAACACCACTCTTTAGAAGCTAATAATATTGTTTCACAGGCTGTTATTGAGGGAATGAACGCCTTTAATCCAGAGGATATTTTCTTTATTCCTGACCTAGTAAGCTCTATTGAAATAGATGCTCCATCCATATTTGGACTAATTGATTCTCAACAAATCTCGGCAATTGAAGAAGAGGAAAGCAGTGGTACGGTAGCCTTATTAGACGGGGCAGTGTTAGGGCGTTCTGCTCTTGGGCAAAATGATATAAGCTTTCAAACACCTGCTTTTCTGAATACGCCTTATATTATAGTATCTACGCCTAATGGATTTGAAACAGAGATAGATATTTCGTTACAGTCGGGTGCGTTTGGCGAAAACATAACTTGGGGCATAGACGAACAATCAGGATGTGGTACTGCTTATTTTGGTGATGACCCTACGACATGGGGTGAAGAGACACAAGGACAATTTACAAACACATTATACTTTACGCCTTCGGCAACATGGAATCCCCCATACAGAATAAATATTTTTGTTACCGATGGCAATTATACAATTAGAACGAGTGTATTTATATACTTTGCAGGGGCATTGACAATGCTAGCGGAGGTTTCGATGGATGATTATGAGATTTTCTTAGCGGATAGAGAATTTAATCTAGGCGCACAAATAGACAACTTTGTGGATGCAACTTTTGTTGTCAAATACAATGATGTTGGTACTTTTTCTATTTCAATGGATATAGAAGATGTTACCGACTTTGAGGGTAAGGTAAGGGCGGGTTGGGGAGAGCCTGATACAGGTACTTATGGCAATATTATACTAACTCGAAATGCTCAGCCTATCTTTTGGGGAATTGTTAAAGAATTTGAAAGAGAATGGGATGTTGATAAAGACCTGCTTGTTATGAAGGGTGAGGACACCATGAGTCATTTGAAAGCTCGTCTAGCCTTGCCTAAGACAGACAGAGTTACAGAAACAAATGATGATGGTGAGGTTGTTCCTATCTATTCTTCAAGCATTTATCATGTTATCCCTTATCCTACAATCAGTGCAGTTTCAATAAGCTCTGGCAATCCTAATTCAGCTTCTGATATTGAAAATGTGGCTGCCGCTGGTGCGTCTGTAAGTAATGCAACGAGAGAATATCGAGTATGGATTGTTGAAAAAGGGGAAGATGGCGGTCCAGATAAGTTTGCTTGGAAAGAGATAAGCAGTGGAAACGCTGATGTAGACGGTATAAAGATTACTGGAAAAGCACAATCTATAGATAATGCGGTTGTGAGTATACAATTTGCTTCTATAGACGGTCATGCTCTTGGTAGTTTTAGTTCAAATTACTGGACATTTACTTTTAAGCAATCGAATATGTTTGCTGAGCAGGTTATTAAAGAGTATGTTAAAAAGAATATTGGTAGTGAGGCATTACCATTCAGACAAATTAGTGGTCTGGAAGTAGAGCCTTTACATACTCCTGTTTTGGGCAACTATGCTAGAGGTAGGGCAAGATTTGATATTTTACTAGAGTTTTTACAAAATATAGCTTTGCCTAATCTTCGTGAAGCAGAAGAAGATAGAAAACCAATTCATTTCTATATGGATGGTCTCACTTTTAGAACAAGAGAAATAGCAGATTTAACGGATAGTGTAAAACTAAGTAAGAACTTAAACACTATGAGACGTTTCAAATACAATGCTAAAGCTTCTACAGGAAACTATCTGTATGTTGGTGGTAAAGGTGAGGAAGGCGAGAGAGAGTTTATTGAGTGGGCTAACGATGAAGGAAGCATACCTAAATATGGTTTAATTGAGCGATTTGTAGATGCAAACGGTGGTGAAACTATTACAGACTTGTATGCGACTGCTATCGAGGAATTGGTAAAAACACAAGATAATACTGTATTGGAAGTAGAGCCAATAGATAAGCCTTTTATGACTATTATTGATGATTATTGGGTTGGCGATAAGGTCACTGCGATTGTAGATGGTAGTGAGTTTCAGGAAATAATAAGAGAAGCTACTATAAAAATCAATGCGAATGAGGGAGCAGTAATTACTCCCGTACTTGGAACACCTGATACTCGAAGAAAAGAATTATTAACATTATTCAAGACGGTACGAAAAATAGACTCACGTTTGAGTGGGTTCGAAAGGAGATAAAATATTATGGCAGGAACTTCATATCCCTTTGCTGGTGATGCACTTAGTCCTATTGAATGGTCTCAAATGGCTAGACTTTGGCAACGGAGCGGTGTTGTGGCAGGTCAAGGGTCTGAGCTAGTAGTTACGGTATCTGGTGATGCTATTGTCGGTAGTGGTGCACTTTGGCTAAATGGATTTCTTTATCAGAGTGGGTCTACTCAAAGTGTGTCCTTGATTGGTGGGGCAACCACTTATATTAATGCAAAAGTCGACTCTAACCCAACAAGTATAGATTTTATAGGCGAATCTTCTCCCGCACCTTCAAACAGTAAAGAAAAAATAACCATCGCTTCTGTCTCATCGGCAGGAGTTGTAACAGATTTAAGAGCTTATGCAGGAGAAACCTACTTACCACTTATTCTAGGTAATGGCGCAACAGCGATTCCTGTAGGCAAGTCTAAAGTAGGTATTCCTATCCCTTATGATGCTATGATTAAAGGTTGGAGTATTTATGGGGATGTAGCAGGACAGGTTTCTGTGCAGGTTCAAACTGCTACTTATGATAATTGGACAGCTACAGCAGGTACAACATTATTTACTGCTTCTGTTAATGCTGGTAGTATTAAAAATTATGGAAGGGTAAATCATACGATTAGAAGGGGTGTTCTTATCAGACCTAATGTAACCTCTGTTAGTACGATGACTCAGGCAGTTCTAACGCTTGCTTTAGCTCCTATCTTGGTAACAGGAGCGTAATATGGCTGGAAATACTTCAATAGTTAGTGCCAGAATGTATCTAGGGAACGCTAATCAGTCTATCAATATTGATGGGGCTGATGGTATAGTGGTAATGAGTTATTCTAGTGTTCCTCTAACTGGTGTTGCTATAGGTGGTGGAGCACTTTCTCGTAAGTGGGTTTCAGGAGATGCTAGCGTCTGGTATAAACCCTTGCCTAATAGTGTTGGAAGTGCCACGCTGACTATTACTGCTTCAAGCGATGTGGTTTACGTAGTGGTAGCTCTTAAAAATGGGGCGGGTATTCGTTTTTCAAAATCAGGCTATGGTTACACGCCTAGCGGTGGTGGAGAAATTGATTTAGACATCCCTGATGCTTATACAAGCCCAGGAAACTTATGCTTAGGAATGGTTGTTAGTGTTCCTAGTGGTGGTACATATTTTGAAAGACTAGGCGGTACAGCTTCTTGGACAATGCTAGGTGGGGGCTTGATGGGGGATGATGGAAGAATTGTAAGAATACCTTATTATAAAGTATCTGGTGGAAATGCCGAAGAATGGTACATTAAACATACTTATGGTGGTTTTTATTCTCTAACGACAGTTGTAGAAGGCTATAATTATTCTGGTTTTTCTGCTGTCACAATGTTATAAATTTTATTGGTAAAATTAAAGGAACTTTTATGGAAAACATATTCACTGATAACCTCAATGCGATTTTAGCGGGTGTTATCACTACGCTACTAACAATAATTGGCATCGTTGCTCAACGCTACTTGTCAAAAATTAAAAAGAATTTAGACTTACAAACTGCTCAAAAAACTCCAGAGGAAGCAGAAGAGGATATGGGGTTTAGTCTTTGGTGTGATAGAGCTATCATGGATATTATAGCAGAGACTAGAGTAAAGACGGACAGTGCTAGAGCATATGTTATCAGATTCCATAATGGAACTTATTTTTCCAATCGACAACCTATTTGGAAACTCACCTGTACCCACGAGTCGACTGCCAAAGGCGTAGAATATCTTACGACAAAAGATGTTCAATCACTTCCTGCCTCTAACGTACTTGATATTATTGTTCCTTTTTGGGGTGGTATAAGCAGAGGGGTAAAGCGCATAGATATTCCTGACCCAACCGTAGAAGGAGACTTAGACCCTAGAAATGGGGTTTATCTTATAGATACTGAGCAAATGGATTCTAGTATGGGGAAACAGTTGTTACGTAGTGAGGGTGTTACTTGTGCTATGAATATTCCTCTGGTTAGTCCTAAAGATGGGCGCATACTAGGCTTATTTGGTTTAGATTGCTTAGACTCCGTTAGAACGTTTTCTCCAGAAGAAATAGAAATGCTTAAAGACGTTGCTGATAGAATTTCTTATATTCTTTGTAGAGAAAAAGATGAGTCTGTTCCAAACAACGGTAATTAAAAATAAACCCCCCGATTAAGGGGGGCTTTTTTATCTCACGAATTTTCTTATTCGTCTAAAGCGTCAAATACAATTTGAGCTGCACGTTGTAGTGCTTTCTCTTCATCTGTAATCGGTTTGAACATCATACCGCTTTTAGCTTTGAATTTGCCAGTGAGATACTGGACAACAAACTTGCCAGTGCTTTCATCTTTCGATGCTTCTTCCAAAGTCTTACCCTTGAAAGGAATACCCATATCAGGTACAACCATGGCTTTAGCTTTTTCAAGCTCTTCTTTGGTGTATTCGATAGCTTCTTGAGCCTCTTCTGGCTCTTCATCACCGAGAGTTGTAGCAGAATAATTCTCTCCTACTTCACCCTTATAACCTGCGGGAAGTGCCCATTGAGGGAGCTTAGGAGTAGATTTAAGATTAACATATCTACCCTTTTTCTCAGCAGGGACCCAAGTTGCCCCAAGCTTATACAAATAACGCCCAATGCCCCATTTGATACCAGCACGTTTGAAGGCATCACTTAGACCGCCTTTGACAGATTCGAAAGTGGATTCGTTAGCACCATCAGATTTGCTAACCCACTCATCCCCTATTTTGATAGCAATAGTGCAGATATATCCTCTGTCTCCACCGTCTCCTGAGATAGGCTTATAGCTGTCTTTCCAGTTTTCAGGTCCAACAACTTCGTCAAGGCGATTCATAACAGCACGAGCAGTAATATATGCTAATGCCATAGCCTTGTTAGTACGTTCTGAAAAACTACCTGCCCGCCATTCCACATCGGAAGGGTCAAAAGGCTCTAATAGTTTTTCGTGTAATTCTTTAAAACTCATGTAATACTCCTTTAATCTAATTCGGCTCGATTTACAATCGGTAATCTCTTAATCAGGTCTTGCCTTATTTCTTCTGGCAACCGTGAGGTAATGTCGGGATAGAAGGGGATAGCCAAAACATCTACAATAAACTCTGTACCGTTGTCGTCTAATTCTTTCTTGACAAGCTCTACGATAAGAGCATCAGCCTCATCATCCCAACGATAGCTAATTTCTGGTTTCTTGAGAATATCGTGTCTAACATAATCAAGTACGTCTTTTACTCGCTCATGTTCTGCAACTTCTTCTAAGAGAGAAGCAATTGCGCCTTTGATTTGGTCTTCGGTATAATCCTTTCTACCATCAGGTAATAGGGGAACGTCTTCGATATTTTCGCCATACTTTTCCATAAGCCTGTCTGCAACCTCTGGCTCCATTTCAACTAACTCTGCTCCATTCCATTTGCCGAGAGTACGAAGGGTTTCGCTGATAGCATAAGGCTTAGCGATAATGGTTTTGAAAGTTTTCTCTAAATCCATGCCTACGTACTGACAGCGTTTGATTGTAGCAAGTCGCTGAAATACCAGTGACCGAGAGACGTGACTAGCTTCACAAAAGTAGCCAATAAGGTCTTCCATTCTAGTGAAAGGCTCGCCAGTAAGGGGATTATTCATGCCTACATAAATAGGCGTACCGTCTTCTCTAGTCATTTCCGTTAACCGATAGATACGGAATAAACCACGTTCCCGCAAAAGCCTTGATAGGTTTATATCCCTACTCGCTACCCTCAGTGTGGTTGCTACGTCTCCGTCTACAACTTCTGGCAGTTTTGCGCTGAACAACTCTGCGAATAGCGCAACTAGTCCCAACATCTGTTTCTTTAGTTTAGGGTCAATACTACCATTACTTTTCAGTGCGTCAAAAGCTTCCTGTAACTGGATGTCATTTACCAGTTGGGCTACTTCCTGCTCCGCACTATCTGTAAACCCTATATTTACAATTTCATTTGTCATTATTTATCCTTTTTTCCATAGTTTAGATAAGTCTCAATTGGTGTGGTGTCTAAGAAGGTGTCAAGCTCGCCATCCAAATAAGCTAAGCGTGATTTATAAACCCACCAGTCTTTAGGGCACATATGGTCTTCTACCACTGTACCGTTTTCGTCAACAAACCTGATACCAACATGCTCACCACACGTACACTTATCAGTGATAACCTTTTTCATGGTATCTAATTTGCGAATATATTTTGCACGTTCTGAGAGATTTTTTAGTTTGTTCTCGTCAACGCTCTTCTCGGTATCTTGAATAAACCGATTTACCTTTTGATACAAAGCAATCATGTTATCTTCAAGAATGTTCATGTGGGTCATTACGGTTTTTAATGCTACGTCACTCATTTATAACTCCTTTTGAAGTCTCCGTACCATGCACCACTAACATCTTCAATCGCTGTGGTAACAGAAAATGTATTGGATTTTCGTGAGTCTAAGATACCAATTTCCATTTCACTAGTGCCACTTTCATAGTCGGTATAAAAGATTGTGTTAGCTTCTTGGTGGGCTTTACTACCGCCCATAGCTGTCCATTTGCCTGTACCCTCTTTCTGCGCCCTCTGGCTAGTGAGAGATACCTGCGATATGAGGAACACCACTACACCATATTTAGCAACAAGCTCGCCAATCTCACCAACAATTCTTAGCTGTTTCTCATAATCACTGAGACTTCTCATGTCACCAAAAGAATAAAGCTGTAGGTGGTCAATAATAAGAATTTTCATACCATGGTCTTCGATTAGCTTTTCCCAACGTTTCATGCCAAGCTCTAAGCTACGAGTGTTACCTTGATGTGGGTTAGCTCCATATAAATATAAATTCCAATTCATCATTTCTGCCAGTGCAAAATCAATAGCTCTTTGCTGGTCTGCTGACCTGCTATTGAACCTTAGAAATTCTGGACTGATGCCTAACTCCATACAGGGTGTGTTTCTGCAAACAGGACAACTGGAATTATGTTGGTGTCCCTGCCTTAGCAAGTAGCGTGTTGCCACATTTGAAATCAGGGAGTCTCTATAACGATTAGGGGGCATACCTGATTCCAAGGTATCTACCACAATAAAAGGCTTTTCCTCTGGCTTGTTGCCCATCATAATATTAGCAATAACATTAATCATAAAAGTGGTTTTACGTTTCTTTTCGGGAGCCATTACAATGTTTAGCTCGCCATTGATAACGTCAATACCATAGAGAGCCATATCAAAAGGCTTGATACCATAAGGTACGAGAAGTTTTCTCTGTTCCTCTGGATTGCCCCAATCATCTTTAGTTGCCTCAATCAACGCCTGAATAGAGGGATTATATACTTTTTGTTCTTTTGTCATTAACTTAAATCCTTCATAGCATCCCTAAGCTTTTGCTCTGGAATTTCAGTAAACATAGATACAATTTGAAATTCCCAATCCTCTACAAGATAAGGTAAGTAAGTATCTAAATCGTGGGATACTTCCCAAAATCTATTTACCATAGCTTCGGGAGCAGTATAGTAAACCGATGTTCGAGTAGCTTCTAAATTTCTTCTAAGGGTTGTTTCCTCTTCTGGAATAAGCTTCAACATTTCATCAATTAATTTTGCTAAGTCTCTCATTTTACTCCTTTCTGAATTGTCTATCTATTATAGCACATGTTTAGTTAGTTGTCAAGTGCTTTAATGTGCTCCATACCAAGATTTAGCAATTCCTGGGTCTGCTTCTAGTGGGACTCTCATTTCAAAGACTTCACCTGTCTTTTCCATTATGTTTTTAGTAAGCTCAGCGACTTTTTCAGCTTGATTTTCCTTGACCTCAATCAGCAATTCATCGTGTACCTGTCCGATAATTCGAGCATCGAAGTTCTTTTCTTTGAATAAATCATAGAGAACAACGGAAGCATAGTTGATTATGTCGGCTGCAGAACCTTGAATAATGCTGTTTACCGCCTGACGTTCTGCTCTACCACGTGTTGCACCATCGTAGGATTTGATACCCTGTAAGTGCCTTCTTCTCTTAGCAATAGTCCGAACATATCCTAGCTTCTTAGCCCAACGGATAACATCATTTTTCCATTGTACCAGAGCAGGTCTCGCTTGCTCAAATCCATCAATCCATTCTCTAGCTTCGTTCTGATTAGGTCTAGGATAACCGCTAGACTCAATTGTATCACAAAGTTTACGAGGACCAGCCCCATACGCCCATGCAAAGTTTAAGGTTTTGCCAATGCTACGTTCCACACCAACCAAATCTGCTGTCTGCTGGTGAGGGTCTCCACCTTCTCTGAATAGCTTGATATAGTTTTCATCCTGTGAATAATGCGCTAGAATACGTAACTCAAGCTGGCTGTAGTCACAGTTGACAATCATATAGCCATTTTTAGCAACAAATAATTTACGAATATCATCCCCTGTTTCGCCATGGGAAGGAATGTTTTGTAAGTTAGGACTGGAAGAAGATAGCCTACCAGTTACTGTACCAGTTTGATTATAGTTTCCATAAATGCGTGGTTCATCGGTATCTTGAATTTCAACAAGCTCAATGAAAGGCTGAATGTAAGTGCTCAGGAGCTTGCTATACTTGCGGTAGTCTAACACTGCTGTAACAAAGCCTGAGTCATCCTCTGGCTCTAATCTCTGTAGTGCTAATACGTTTGTACTAGGTGCGCCACTATTGGTTGTTAAGGTTGTTTTAAACCCTCTCTGCTCATATAAGTATTCAGCTAGTTGTTGAGTAGAGTTGGGGTTGAAGTCCTCTCCCGCCATCCCCTGCAATTTCTCTTCACAGGTTTTCATTTCTTGAAGGTATTTCTTTTCCAACACGTAAAGCTGTTCTTTATCAATACCTAGTCCTGATTTTTCCATCTGGTATAGGACAAAGATAAAAGGCATTTCGATATTCCAAAAAACATCCTCTACCTGTTCCTCTTTCAGATAATACTTCATCTTTTGCCAGAAGTCATATGTAAGTCTAGCGTCTAGCGCAGCATACCGCCCAAACTTTTGGGGGTCCATGTCTAAGGCGGTAATTTCTTTATGTGAAGAGAATTTCATTTCTGGTGGATTATCTTCCATCCCAAACAAAGGCGTTCCTTTTGCTGGATTTTTCTTGCGATACTCTTTCAAGTCCTCTTTGTATTTATCTCTTAACTCTTGATATAGCTCTTTTTGCATATCCTTGAATGTAGGTAATTCCAAGCTTATGTTTAGATAGTGCTCAGATAAAGGCTTGAGTGCCTGACTTCTATTTTCATCCACCATAAAGCTGGCAATCATTGTGTCTGCTACATTTACAAACTCAACACCTAGCTGAGAGATAAAGTGCAGGTCAAAGACTGCATTATGAAATACAAACAGGTGATTAGGGTCTTGCGCTTTTACTCGTAGCTTACTAGCAAAAGGTACAAGAGCATCCTGAGTGAAGTAGAAGGCGGTATCTTGATTAGCTATACTGATACCTACTATCTCATCCTGTCGGGGGTCTAACCCTGTTGTTTCGCAGTCTATACCGTATTCTGGTACAGAGCCTAGCTCCTTTAGTGCTTTCGGTACGTCTGATTCTTTCGTGATGATTTGGTAATCAAATTCAAATTCTCTAGTCATCAAATATATCCTCTCTCGTCATTACCTGCTCTAGTGCTTTCTTTTCTCTACGTTGCTGTTCTTCTTCCTCTTTTTTCTTTGCTCTTACAATAGCAATTATTATACCAGCGTCACCTAGTATGCTTTTGAGAGATTGGCGATTTTTCCACGCAAACCTGTTACCATAAAAAGCTTCATGTAAAACTTCTTTAGCAATCTCTATGTCCATGTCACATTGTTCAAGCAGTTGTTTCGCAAAGCCTAATTCCCTGCGATATTTAGCAGTACCTTTGCGAATATCCCAAACTACGTTTCTGGTAGCTGTAGATAGCTTTTCGCTAACATAGTCCTCAAACAATGTTAGAATTTGTTGTGTTGGTGAGCCTTCTGACGCTAGATACCACCCACCATTATAGAGAATAATGTCCTCTAAGCAGTTAGGGCACATACCGTCTTGTCGTCTTGTCTGGTTTGTTTTACAATTTGGGCAAATTGGCATCGACACCCATCCCTTCTAAGTTTCTTCTTATGCTCTGTAGATTATCTTCTATATTAATATGTGTAACTTCGCTCATTATATCCCTAAGCTCTTGAAATTCTTCTTTATCAAGATTCATTCTGGAAACCACTCCATGATTTCTGACAAGAAGAGTGGCTGTTTTTTCGTTAGAATAGTAAATCAGGGATACGTATTCTCCTTTAAGATGGTGGGTTGCTTTTTTATCTATAGTAATTTTAGCCATTATATTCCTCAATTCCTTTATAATCAACATCGTGTCTTTTTGGTTCAATATCATTTTCATTTTCTGCGATATAGATATGACCTTTCAATACAGACTGGTCTTTCTTTAGAATAATTCCTTCAATATCCTCAATGTTTTGCTCAGGATTTACAAAGATAGTTGTAGGCGTTCTTTTGTATTTCTTTTTAAAATGGGATAGTGCTTTTCTTCCTTCCTCTGCTGAAATAATACTGTTCTTTTTATTGAATTGAACATACCACATCATCATATCAGCCATGGATTAATCCCTTTTTAATGGAACGGAAATAATAAAAGCAGTTTCAATGCTGGCAATTTGGTCGTCTCGCAAGAGAGTAAAATCCTCATAAACTTCGGGCAGGTCTGCCAGTTTCTCTCTAGCAATCTCTTCTGTCTCATAGGCAACATTATGTACCAAGAGAACATCGAAGGGTAATTCAAGTGTCCAATGATAAAACAATTTAGGCATAAATATCTCCTTAGTCTAAGTATGTACTAAGTAAAGTATACTACATTTTAGTTAGATTGTCAAGGGGTTTGGAAAGAAAAAAGAGGGCTTTCACCCTCTCTTGTTTTACATATGTACTTGGTCGTGAGTGATAACTTCTGCTTCTTCAAGCATGTCTCGTGCTCGGATAATAGCATCGTACCTGACCTCTAAATCTTCGGTACTGAGTGCTTCATCAATAGCTTCTTTTGCGCCATCGAGCCAAGGGATAGCTTCTTCACTCACATCTGTATAGATAAGCTCTCTAAGAACTTTCTTGTTCATCTTCTTCACCTTTCTGTAAGTCCTGCGTCATTCGCTGTAAAGCGTAAGCCAATATTTTTAATACCAACTCTGTCTCGGCTGGAACTAGCGTTGAGTTTTGGTCCTTTCTTAAATCAAGTATCATTCTAGCCATGAGATTGTCAAGTCTTTTTACGTTTTGCTTTTCTCTGGTTGTCTTTATTCTTTTACGTGCCATAGTGTATACTCCTTTCTTTTGAATTAGTAGTCGTGGGGGGAGTCGAACCCAAACCAACCTGCGCCTTATAAGAGCGATGCTCTAACCATTGAGCTACACGACTAAATATATCTTACCACAAATCTTGGGTTATGTCAAGCCACTACTGCCTAATTGTATTGTAGAAGGGTCTCTACTATATAGTCTTTCATATTCCTCATCCATTTGTATACTAGGACTATAAAATATTTTGCCTGTATTTCTAGCAACCGCTTTAAAAAGGTCTACCCATTCATCATCTTCTAAATAATATTTTAGAACAGCATCTAATAGCTCTTGTGCGGAATTTATATTTGTATTTCTTGCAATCTCTCTTACTTTGTTGCCAAGCGTATTTGAGGTAACAGCGTTTCTAAGATTTTCTATAAGAAGAATACCATTAAAATCTTTATCAGGTGCAGCATTGTTTAGATAAGAGATTATAACTGAAACAATATTTGTAGGAGCAGTAATATCTTCTAAAAATCCTTCTGGAAGAGGTTTACCTGCTTCTAGTCCTAGTTTTTGTAGTTTGCCTCTAATAACATTTGAAATTTGTTCAATACTATAAAAAGTAGTGAAGACTGCCTCTACTGTAAAGCTGTATACAAGGTTTCTGCCAAAACCCTTCATTACTTCTTCCCACTTTGTAGCGTTTATTCTTAATTCTCTTGAGGATTTTCTTCCCCAAAAATCCATGACTTCTGCCATATTCTTAGAGATTTTCTTTACTTCTTGTTCTTGCATACCCATATTTGGAAACCATCTTGTATCATTTACTACTATTTTAGCATATCCAACAGTGCCATCATAATTTCTAAGGTCGGCAGTGTTTAGTCCTTTATTTTGTTTAGCATTATTACTACTAGTAGACTTAACTTCTATTGTGGTTTTTAACTCTGGAATAAAACCATCAGCGTTTTTTACCCAATCTACTTCATCATAATGTTTGTCTAATACAGGGTCATAATATTTACTTAGCTGTGATACATATTGTTTTGTGCTGTTTACATTAAGAGGGTGTAGTAAAGTAAATCCTTCTGAGGGAGCTTTTTTAAGTTCCCTTTCTAGTGCTTTCTCATATTCCATTTCTACTTTATCAGCACGCCATTTGAAACTCCAATATTGATATTTTGCTCCTTCCTCACTCATAGTAGATTCAATTACGTCTGCTGGACCATGAATTACTTGATTTAGGCTAGATAATTCTTTTGCATGTACTCCTGAAATTGAGAGCATTTCTTTATGGTAGTCTTTTATATCATATTTTTTACCTATTAGCTTATCGCCAGCATCTTTCATTTTATCAGCAACAAATTTTGCAGTAACAGATGTTTTATGTTGTTTAATTCTTTTTGTTCTGCCTTGTCTGTTTGCAGAAGCATTAAACATTGTTTGTTGAACTTGACTTAAAAGACCTGCATGTTCATTTGTAATAGTCACTATCTGCTTGCTCCTATGTGCTTAATATTATATCTTGAGTGCTCATTTCTAAATTTATAATGAAAATACCTTCCCTTGCTAGGAGCACCTTTCCAAAAGTAATAAAAATCATCATATGCTACGTTGTCATAGAGGTATATACGTTTTTGAGACTCATTAAACTCAACATACATTCTACCAACCGCTCTTTCAATTGAATTAGTAGAATTTCGTACCCACATTACTGCATTAATGTGAGAACTAGAAACTTTTTTCCAATCTCCTTTTTTAACCTCTTTAGCATAATCAGGCATAAACTATTCCTTACGTTCTACAATTGCTTCCCCTGCTCCGTTCCTTCCTTTATATTGAGTAAAACCTTCATCAGCATAAATAACATTGGGAGTAGACCAACTTCTAATCAGCTTGCCCCCGCATTTTTCACATGGGGGTGGGTTGTGTCTATCTTCCATGTGCATTGGTATCTCGAATGTCTCTCCGCACTGTGTACATCTAAAATCATAACGTGGCATAATCAAATCCTTTCTCTAAGCTAGGAATAGTAAGGCAAGTATCAGGACAAGAGCCATGAAAGCACTTCCCATAACACCTATAAATATTCCCAAAATAAATCCTACTACTATTACTACAATCAGGTCAAAGAAGAACTTTATCATTATTTTCCTTTCTGAATAAGTCTTACTACTCTTGCAGTAAGAAAGATTGTTGCGTATACCAATAAAGTATACACCAAACCCTGCCAGTATGTCAAGTAAGGAATACCCTCAATTTTTGAAAGCTGTGCCCATACCAGCCAAGAGAGAGACGAGGTTACAAAAATCATAGCGATATAACCTGCTTGCAGAGCTTTCTTCTGTTTTCGCAAGGCTTTCTTTTGTTTTTCGACATTTTTCTCTTGCATTTTCTTAATTTTCTTCATCAATTCTTCTTGTTTCTTATTCATTTTTAATTCCTTTCAGTATGTGATTGTATACTTTTTCAACGTGGTCTAAGAACTCTTGATAGGGAGTGTCGGTTTTCATGGAGTTACATCGCCAACAGCAAGGTACACAATTTCCTATTTCATATCCCTTACTGCTATCTTTCCTATCAACCCCATTTCCTTTACTTCTATCATCATAATCTTTAGAGTTTCCACCACAATAATGACAAGGCTTACTAACTATACTCCTAAACTGTTCTAATGTCAAGTCAAAACTAAGTCCTCTTCTTTTAGCACTGCCTTTATATTGCCAGTATTTCTCCCGTTTATTTGATGCTCCATGAATATAATTATGAGCATTTTCGCCTGTGTATAACATCGTGTTGACACATTTAGGACAATAAGTTTTTCCAAATCTTCTGTAACTACTTTCTTCTCTTGTAAATAGAGACCAAAAATTTGATGTGTGCTCTTCACCACAATTATCACACCTATATCTAACTGGTATCGTGCTACTGCTCATTAAGTCTTCTACAGCAACCTCTATTTTTGTACCTCTTGGTGTTACTAGTCTTCCCCTAGTATCTTTTTTTTCTGGTACATCATAACCTAAATCCATAAAATGTTGTTTATTTACACTTCCAATTCCAACTAATACAGTTTTATCTATAATCATTATCTGCTCCTTATTTTATATGTTGTCTTACTTACTCCAATCGAACTCAATAAGGTACAGAGTATTAATGGATTATTTTATAAAGCTTAGTATGTGAACTATCACGTCTACTGTAAAAGAGTTTCCTAATGCCCGTAATCGTTGGGTTTTAGAGATAGGTTTCGTTTTGTCACCAAAATCGCCCATGGCGGTATAGCCCTCATAGAACGTTTGCAGTCTCTCGACCTCAGTTGGGTGAAATTCTCTTGCACCATCAACGTCTTTGAGTACGTTGTAAGGCACACCTTTTGCCCAATTAGCTACAACGGTTGCGCTCTTGCTATCTCGAATGTCTGAGTGGTGAGCAAAATCCCAATGGGTACGCCCATCTGCCACCCTACGATTCATGTAAGCTAAGCCCTTCTCACTCAAGGCAAGCTCTTCTCTAAGCTCTTTAATATGCTCTACTGCTTCGATTTTGATAGCTGATGGGATAGACCCACCACCAGAGTTAGCACGAATAGTAGGAGATTTCTCAAGAAAAGCACGCATGTTAGGCTCACTAAAGCCACCATAGATATTGTGGATAGCTACAGGAAACACGTTTGGGTACAGAACGTCTACTAATTCAATTCCTCTGTCCTCTGGTTGAGTAACGTTAGGAATGTTGGTCCAATACAGGCGTTCCCTGCGTTGTGCGCTAACGAGTGCGCTATCAATCAGGATAGGCTCTACTCCCATAATTTCAGTCATTTCATCCTGCCACTCCTGTTTCATTTTTACGTTTTCAAGCAGGAAATAAACATCAGGATTTAGCTCTTTGACATGTTCAAGAATGTCTACAAAGTCATAGAACAGTCGGGAGTCTGACCCTTCCAGTCCTCTACCGTTACCTGCTCGGCTAAGCTGAGTGCAGGGAGACCCACCAATAACAAGGTCAATCTCGCCAAAGGGAATGTCCCACTCCTGCCACTTAGTAATATCGCCAAGCTGAATAGTATCAGGATGATTAAACTGAGTGATAGCAATAGCATACTTGTCAATCTCACTAGCGTAGTAGGCATCAACTTCAATTTCTAATTCCTCTAGTGCTAATTGTGCTCCTGAAATTCCGTCAAATAATGATAATACTTTCATTCCTCTACTCCTTCTTTAATATAGCTGATAAGAAACTTTTGCAAGGTTTCAGGTAAATCTTCCCAATTTTTCCCTTGTCCTAAACCAACGGTGAAGTCGCCCTGATTGCTAGAAAATACGCCTTGTGGATGAGAGGGGCTGTCGCTTGCAGTAAGAGTTTCGTAGTTGTCTCCCCAATCAATTCCTATAATCCAGCAGTCGGCAAACCCATTATCAAATCCTATAAATTCAATTTGTTCTGGTCTCTCAAACATTCGTATCTCCTTTGCTCTGTTTACTTAACTGTACTAATTCTACTACATGCCAAGGGTAAAGTCAATGGTTTAATGTTAATAGATTGTTAACGCTTTATGTACGCATTTACTACAGTGCCAAAAGGATAGGGGGGTGTATGGTGTAATATGTCTATCCAATAAACATTTTCATCTAACATGACGATTGCCCCTCCTCTGTCTCGACATGTATAAGTACGCCCATCTAAAACAATCTCTGTACCAAAAAGTAATTCTCTAGGACAAGCGATAGTATTATTCTTGCCCCAATAATCCTGCCAAGGCTCTCCGTTAGCCATACGAGAAATACATTCGCCATTGACAAAGCTAGCGCAATTCACACCGCCTTTAGCAGGAACGTAATAAGAAATCTTTACTTTTATAGGTACAAGGTTGTCTGCTACCTCTGTAGGGGTAGGCTCAACAGTCTCTACAGGCGTAGGGGTTACTGAGACTGGTTTGGAGTAAAATTTGTTTCACCGTTATTGATAATAACCTGAGCTTCCTGAATATAGTCGGCTAAACCATCACCGTTTATATCAATAAATCGGTTTTCAATTGTGACAACATTTGTTTCTTGCTGATTTGCATACAGATAAAAACCAGCAGACACTATAAAAAGTGCTCCCAACAGTACAACAATAATTAGTTTTCTTACTTTATTATCCATTATATATCCTTTCTAAAAATCTCTCATAATTAATCGCCAAAACTCATGTCTGGCGTGTAGGTAGCTAGGATGAAAAGGTCTGGTGTAATGTAGTGCTTCATCAAATTCTTCTCTATCCATGGGTTGTACAATCTTATCTGTATGTGCTCGCCAAGGCTCTCCTTCGCCCCTGCGCCATAAGATAAACTCTACGCCCTCTTGCTCACAAATCCAAACATTCAGGAGCGCATGAATTTTAGTGACAACCTCAAAGAGGTCATCTTCATTTCCATGCTTCCAAACAGACCAGAAATGCTTGTCTCTGATAAGCTCTGACACTTTACGATGTTTTTTCGTGCCATATTGCTCATCAATAGGTCGAGTAGTCATATAATCTCTTTCTCTAGGCTTGAATTGCCAATTATCCAGATACTTCATTACCGTATGCCTGCGTTGTAAATAGCTCGTCAATGTAATAAAGTTGTGGCTTTACTTCAAAATCTTCGTAGTCCTCAAAATCAGGATGTTCGAAGTCCACAAAAAATCTAGCAGTCTTTTCATCATAACCACCATTTAGAATTTCTGCGTCTTGTGGAATTGCTTTGCAATAAGAGGTTTCCATTTCCAGAAAATTATCTTTTACAAATGCGTTCAATAGTGTATCAAACTTAATATATGCTCTTGCTACTCCCATTATATACTCCTTTGTCTAATCCAATTCCCTTATATTCTACTACATTTCTGTAATAAAATCAAGGGAATTTTGTTAATGATTTGTTAAGAGGATTTAAAATTGTAGATAGGTTTGATGATTTTTAATATTCTTACGCTGTCCTGCACATTATCTACAATATCCTCTAAGCTTTTGTAAGCCATGGGTGCTTCATCTAAGGTACTTTGCCCTACCGATGTGGTGTAAATGCCTTCCATGGTGTCTCTAAAGTCCTCTAAGCTAAGCTCAGACTTTGCTTGCCCTCTGCTCATTAGCCTACCTGCGCCATGGGGAGCAGAGAAATTCCAATCAGGGTTGCCTTTGCCTTCACAAAGTAAGCTACCGTCTCTCATGTTGATAGGAATTAGTAGTTTCTGACCTTCATATGCTTCTACTGCGCCCTTACGGATAATATTGTCTTTGAAGCTAATAAAGTTATGAGTTGTGTGAAAAAAGTTAAATTGGTCCAATGCTCCTAAGCCTATATAATTTAGGATAACTCTAGCCATAACCTTACGATTATACTTAGCATATTCCTGAGCAATTTCCATATCGTGCAAATAATCTTCTCTATGTTGTCCTGTTAGAAAACATAGCTCAGCAGGATATTGAGGATGTTGCTTATCAAACTTAGCTCTAAGCTTTTTTAGCTCCTTAGAAATTTGTTTTTGCTTGCCTTCCTTCTTTAGGCGTTTAATCAATTCCTCTTGTTCTTTTTGGTAGCTAGCAGTGTTTTTACAATCTTCTATTGCCAAATCCTGATAATATTTAGCAACCTGTAAGCCAAGGTTTCTGCTTCCAGAGTGGATAACTAAGTATAGGTTGCCTTCATCATCTTTATCAACCTCTACGTAATGATTGCCTGAGCCAAGAGTACCTAACTGTGCTTCGTAATTTTTATCTGGTATGTTTTTTAGGCACTTTAGTTCTTTAATACTATCAAATAAGGCTATAGGAGATTTGTGAGAGTTGAAACCAGCAGGTACGTATTCATGGATTACCTTGTCTAACTTTTCTAAATCCATTTCTATTTTACCTAATTTGACTGTTAACATCCCACATCCAATATCAACTCCGACTAAATTAGGCACTACTTTATCCCCTAAGTTAGCAGTAAAACCTATAACGCACCCTGCTCCTGAATGTACATCAGGCATAATACGTACCTTAGCGTCTTTAGCGAAAGGTTGGTTTAGTAGTTGTATAATTTGTCCTTGTGCTGAGCTTTCTACTTTGTCTGTAAAAATTTTTGCTCTTCCGTATTTACCGTCTACAAAAAACATGGTTGTCTCCTTTATATAAAAAATCCCTGCATTTCATTATAAGCATTATACTACATACTCTTCTGAAATGCAAGGATAAAATGTTAACAGATTGTTAAGAAATCTTATTCAGGATTTACCAAGTAATCTGCTATGTCAAACACTGGCTCTGTACCACTGATAACCTGCGGTAATTGTCCATTCCAATTTGTCAAGAATAAATATTGGAGATAGCTCTCACTTAGTGCGCCTGTGTTATTCAAAATTTCTTGAGCATCAGCTTCTGCTTGAGCATTAATCTTAATTGTCTCAGCGTTAATTTCTGCTTGTTCTCTCTCTAATTTAGCAATTTCTACTTTCTGTTCCTGTACCTGTTTTTGCTCAATAGAGTTATTATATTCGGCTGAGAATTGAATGTCCTCAATATTTAGCGTTTGAATAATAATATAGAAAGGCTCTAATTCACTCTGTAATTGTGCTTGTGCTACCTGACTTAGCTCTTCTCTTTGAATAATAATCTGTTCTGCTGTATATTGTGCGGTAGCTGATTTGAACGCCTGTTCAATTTGAGGTTTAATTATAATATCCTCATATTCCCTGCCAACTTCCTGATAAAGGTCGGCTGCACGCTCCCCAATAATTCTATAGTTGACAGAAACAATAGCTGATACTGCTTGTAGATTTGAGCTACCTGCTTCTGTTTGTAATTCAAGCTTTTGCGTTTGAGCAGACATTAATTTTCTGCCTTCAACAAGCGGAATTTTCAAACCAACGCCAGGATTTACTACTCTGTTGATAGCCCCAAAGCGTGTAATAACGCCTACGTGACCTGCTGGTACAGAGTACACTGAAAAAAGTACTACCACTACTAGCAAGAACGCTCCTACTAGCCCTGCAATAAACTTACCTTCACTATTCATTTACTACTCCTTTACTCATATTGGTTTGGGTCACGGAAAGGACTTGTTCCTTTGCGAAAGTCAAGATACTTGTCCAATTCCGCTTTGAACTGCTCAATCTCAAATGGATTGAGGTCGAAGAACAAGGCTACTGCAATTGCTAAGCCCTGTCGTTTCTCATTACTGTTTGGTCTTTCAGAGTCCTCTAAGAACAAGCTTCTGAAAGCTGTAGCCACTGCTACCTTACGAACTGCTTCGGGAATATCGTACCCACTTCTATAAGTCATTTATGACTCCTTTCGTTGGTATAAACCAACAACTAAAGCGATTATTGTTAAAACTACTGCTATAAACCATCTTGTATCAGTCGGATAAGCAGGGAAAAACCCAAGCCATTTGCCAAGCCATGTTAGTGTTAAGTAAATAGATGGTACTAGGCTACCTAATGCAATAATTACTTGTAATATTATACTAAGAAGGCTCTTACCAAAAAGTAACTGAGTGCCTGTAAGTCCAATAACTATTATAATTATTGTTAAAAAGGTAGCAACAAAGTTCATAAGAAATAGGCTTGCTATAATACTAATAGTCGTATTAATAAGTGGGTTTTCAATAACACCCCCACCAATTACTATCCCCGACCATAAAATTACTCCCATGAGTGTATTAAATAAAAATCCTAAAAGTGGTTTTTTATTCATATTTTCCTTTCTATAAATACATATCTTGTTCAAACGCTATCAAAACAGCTTCTAAAGGGTCGTAAGAACCTCCACTATTTATCTGGTCTGCCCTGAAAGCTGGTACGTGGGTATAGACACGCCAATAATCTTTATCGTTCTCATCTTCCTCTAACCTAGCCCCATATTCTAAAGGCTCTTGTGAAATGTCCCCGTTTCTATAAAACTGAAATGATATGAGGTCTCTTTTTTTCTGTATTTTCATTATACTAAAAAAGTCTCCTGCAATCGTAAGCGTGTATTCATTTTCCTCATATATTCTTGAAACGACAATTGCTATATGTTTTCTAAGCTGGTAAATCTTTGATTTAATCATAATTGTATTATACCATCTTTTCAGGATTTGTCAAGTCCAAACTTAGACTAGTTTTGCAAACCTCTCTCTGGCGTTTTCATCCAGCACATAAAAATCATTCAAGTCTTTATGTTCTTCTGGTAGAAAGACAGGCTCTGTCATAAAAGGCATTAACTCTTGCCACCTACTAAGTGCATCCATACCTGCTTTATCATTATCAGGAACAGGTCTAAGTGTCCTGCCATCCAGCTTGTCTCTAATTATCTTTACATGAGCAGTAGAAAGAGACGTACCAGATAAGGCTATTGCGCTATAGCCCCAATATATAGCTATCATAGCGTTTAGTGCCCCTTCCATAAGCAGAACATCACTTCTGTCTACAAAAGGTAATTCAATACCAAAAATAGGTTTTCTAAAATTAGGTACGCCTAGGTATTTGTTTCGGTTAAATTCTATTGCTCTGCCATACAGATACAAAGGGTTTCCTCTAGCGTCAACATCAGCAAATACAACCCTATTATGAAAAAACTCATAGAATTTGTTCTTGCCCTGTCGGACCAAACCAGCGTAGACCTGCTCTTTACGTGAAATACTTGCCAGCGAGAGAAAATCACTATCATATTGAGGACAAAAGCCAAAGTGCCATTTGTCTAATACTTCTTGAGGGAGTTTTCTTCGTTTTATATAGTTTCGAGCTTGTGTATTTTCATTTAGCTCCCTCTTATAGAAGTACAACGCCATTTTCCAGAGGTAGGTCACGTTAGGAGTCCTCTTATGGTAGGTAGCAGTAGGTGTTTTGATAGTGCGAGTGGGTGTCTCATTCTCTAGGCTATCTAAAGCTTTTCTAAACATTTCAGTGTTACTAACATCCCACTCACTACCAAACTTAAGCATACCAACAAAGTCAATCAAGTCACCAGATACATTACAGCTACCCGCATGACATTTGAAGTACCAATTGCCATCAGCAGGGAATATAGAAAAGCTAGGTCGGGAGTCTTTGTGAAAAGGACATAATCCTAAATATCCGCTACCGCTTTCGTGTAATTCCATGCCAGCATTTTTAGCTACTTCTGGTAGACTATGTTTCTGCTTAATTCGAGAAATTCTGCTCAAGATTTACTCCTGTACTTCGCCACTCTCGATAGCTTTCACCAACGCACTACGACTACCATAGACATACTTGCCAAGAGCTTCAAGAAAACCATACTCTCTCGAATATTCATCATCTTCGCTAGGTCTAACCGTTACGACTGTGCCATCCTTGAATTTCAAAGCGACAACCTGCTTCTTGTCGTTATAGAAAACCATTTCAGGTTTCACTTTCTCTTTAGCATCTTCCTCAGTTATGCCAAATACACTTTCAAAACTAATCATCCAACTACCACTTGCCCTATCCATATCCATATTTGCCATCGGTAATCCTTTCTTTTCTAACGTAATAACTGTTTTAGGCTCTCCCATCCAACTGTTTTCTATCTCGACCTGAGTAACATAGTACTCATCATTGAGCAGAGGAAGGGGTTGTGTAACGTGTCTCAATTCTTCCACATTTTTCATTATTAATTCTGTATCTTTTGATATAATATCTCCAAAGCTCATGCTGTCCAATACCTCACTTTATCTAAATCTCCATAATCGGGTAATTCCTTTCCACAATAAGGACAATATTCTAACCAATCTAAAAGGTCACAGGCTAGGCTACGAGAAATTCCTAGAAAATCCTCACCATCATAGATTATAAAATATTTTCCCTTAATAATGGCTTGTCTAAAATCCATGCAATAATCACCTTCTAAAGGAATGTGCCCTGCATCACTCGTAGGCACTAACGTTTTAATTTTCATTAGATTACCCCAAGTTCAAAAAATTTACCAGAGGGAATAGTGTAAATATCACCCTTTTCAACAAAGATTTCATTTCTGAAAGTGAATACTTTTGGTCTTAGTCCACCAAGCGTATTATAAATATCATATCCTTTGATAACGCCACGAAACATATGGATAGGAAACTCTAACTCAGTCGTAGCTATTGCCACTAGAGAGCTTTTGTGAGGTACTAGCCAATCTTCGGGTATGTTCATGCCTAGTAAAGGCTCACCAAATCTGCTCAGAACATATGCTGTACCACCATTGACACTCTCAATAAAGCTTTCTAATGCGTTTTCTAACAGAAAATTGGTAAATCCTTTTGTTGCTCCCATATCCTAGCTCCTTTACTCTATCTTGAATAAACTCATTGATATAATTATAACGTATTTGTCCAGCTTTGTCAAGACTGAAATTCCCAAGTGCCCAAGACATGAACATATCAGCATAATCTTCTTTATAAGTCATATCCGTATTGTTCTTATAGAACGGTTGCCCTCTAAGAGTACGCTCATATTTCCCTGTCTCAGGATTATAACCACTAACATGAATATAATTACCATCTTCATAATAGCCTAGAGAATAATCAGCAAGCTCTGACCCTGTTCGCCCTGTATCATTGATAAAGCGATGTCCTAACTCATGCAATAGTAGCCCATCCATAACATCGGACTCTATATCGCCATAGCAGTAAAGACTAGCCCAACAAGATACATAAGGCTCGCCTGTTTCTACGTGCTGAAAGTGGAGTGGTCCAAATATCTCGAATATCACCCTACTCTCTGGTACGCCTGTAACCCCTGATAGCTTGCGTGCCAAGGGTGCTAGCTCGCTCTCTAACCATTCCTGCTCAAAGCCCTGCTGTGTTATGCCAAACATTGAGCTAAGAACGGTTAGAATAATAATAAGCTTCATTAGAAGTCTAGCTCCGCACAAGTTACAACATCTGCATTATGAGAGAATTTATAAACCTCATCCCAACACATGCCACAATCTTTACAAGTAATTGTGCGCCATGCCTCTTCTTCATCACAATACAGGGGGTCTGCTTCCAGCTTTTTACTACCACATACAGGACAAGTTTCTCTAGCTATTTTCATTATAAATCCTCTCAAAAGTAGTAACAAATCGTTTAGCCTCATCTAATAATGCTTTTGCTTTATCTTCTCTCATACCAATACTACTTTGATAAAATTTCTGTACGTCTCTTGCAAAGTGGTTGAAGTTTACCTTGTGTCCATTTATCATCAGGACAACGTGAAAACCTTTCTCATCAGCAGTATAGCTTTTGCCATCTTCTATTTGAGTACAAATTATAGTCCAAATCAAATCTTTTTCAGCATCTGAAAATTCTAAGTAGTCTTTCATTCCTCATCTTCTCCTTCATAATAAGAATATTTACGATAATCATTAATAGTATTAGTAACCCACTCTATAGTATACCATAAGAATAGTATTGGTAAAGTAGTAGCTATAATTACTCCAAACCCATATCCTAGTAGAAAAAGTCCAAGAAGAAAAACTCGTAATATAGCAGGAGTTATTTCAATAAACAACTCAGTATATGGTGATATGAGTACTCCTACTAATATTAGAGCTAAAATTGAAGCAATTACAATGCCTAAATATTTAAGAGCTATTGCTACTATATAAGCTATTTTACTCGGTCTCATTTTCTTCTCCTATCGTAATCCTCTCTCGATTTTTACCAGTGCCTTTACATTCAGGACAGGTAACTAGCTCAAAGCCCTTATCAGTCATAGCCCAAAGCCTACCTCTTCCTTTGCACGTTTCGCACTTAGTTATCTTGATATATTCCACAATTTCCTTTTTCTCGTGGTAAAACATTAGTCAAATTCCTGATGAATAGTCATTACGTTGTGTGCCACCGAGCCTACTCGGACACCGCCACCAATAACTCGTACTGCTAGGTCATTATCTCTTACATAGAAAGTAAAAGTCTGGTCTCCAACCTTTATCAAAACTGATTCTACCTCTTCAATGTATTTAAAGCTTAATCTTTTTCCAACTTCAATATCCATTTTTACTCCTTTATCATCATGTGATAATAGTGGATAACTTCTTCAAAAGCTTCCATGGATGATATTCCATCCTCAGCTATCCAAAAGGTTGCAATACGAGCAGTTAGTTCATCGTCAAAGAACGTGTTAGTATTCCAAACCTCAATCTTTCGAACAATATCAACTTCAAGAAAATCAATATCTTGAACAAGCCCATTAGCTTCAATAATATCTACGTGGTCTGGATATTCCATTTTAGTCCTTTCTAGGTATACTGTCACTTTATTTCTCCACGCTAACATTCATGGTAGTGGGTGAACCACATTCGCAAGTGCTGTAAATCTTATCAGCAATTTGCCTTGAGAAGGTCGGGTCCTCTGCCCTAGCTAAATCAATGCTGACAGTAGTAGTAAGACCACACTTCGGACATTCGTAAACTCTAAATTCTTTGCTCATCTAAAATTCCTTTCTTTGTTGACTTGACTATACTTATTTTACCACATTGTACGGAGAAGTCAAGTCAATTATGTTAACGGAATGTTAAGACTTCCATGACCTCTCAATAACTTTTCCATCAGTGTCAACAATATACCAACCCCCTTTTAAGCTTTCGTCTACTATCATAGGCATCCCACCAATCTTATACTCCCGCCAGCGTTTCTCAATTTCAGGAGCACTCATAAGCTCATTATAAAATTCTTGTGATACATATATTCGCATCATACTAAACTCGCAAACCCATCTTCATCTGTACGGATAGAATAACTACGTGCATTACTCACTGGCTCATTTCTCTCATTGTCAAATATTTCTACTGCGTTACCCTTTTCAAGCTCGGTACGTGCAATATTCTCATCATACTTACCAGTGTAAACAAATGCACCAGTTTCGCCATTATAAACATTCATGCTAATCATATTTATTGCACCATATAAGTACTTTCTGCCTTATCAATAAGGCTCATAATTATATTAGCCCCTGCTTGTCCTAAGCGGTCTTGCAAAGCAAATGCTAGCACCTCTCTAAAATGTTCTGTATGTGCTAAAGCGTGTCCAATGTTACGAGTACCCTGTTCATAAATTTCTTTATCAAACTCTTTAGCTTTTCTCTCTACAAATTGCTGATGTGCGTTAGGCATGTTATATCCTTTCTAGTCATCCTCATAAAATAATGCGTGCTCGTGGTCAATAAGCAGGTAGTAGTGTCCATTACCACAGCCCCTGTATTCCTCACTATAGCTACCAGTCATTCTCTCAGGGTCGTAACTAACAGATACATCATAATAGTTAGGCACATCCTCAAATTCCCTGAAAGGCTCTTTATTTTCCATAGCTTCTTTCAATGCCTGTCTAATATCGTCTGTTCGATACTTGCCAAAGTAAATGGTCTTGATTTTAGCATTTCTGCTCATTTTCCAGATAAGCTCTGATTGGATAACTTCGTTGCCCTCTGAATTGATATAGACTAATCCCTCATGGATAGCTTTCAATTCATCGGTAACATCCTCATCCCACCCACGTCTTTCAACGGAGCGTGCTTTCTGCATATCTTTATAGCCAATTTCAAGCGCAATTCGAATGTTATCAGCGTATTTCTCGAATAAGCCTGATTGCTCTAAGTAGCCCAAAGCTGTTTTCCAGCTATCTTCCCAAACCTCAGCATCTGTTTTGCGTTTCTCAGGAACAACAACAGATTTGATAGTGCCAAGGGATAAGTAAGTGCCCCAACGTCTCCTGCCTTTAGAGTAAACAAATATATCATCACTGTATACATTGATACGTCTTTTCTGGCTATAATCATCCCCATACTTAGGAGAATAATTAAGAGTTACTCGCACCTTCTCAAAGCGGTAGTTTTCATTAAGGTAGTCAATAAGCTTTGCTCGTTCTGCTGTTCTTTCCTCATATGTTTTATCTGCAAATTCAAATGTAACTGCCATCTGTAATTCCTTTCTGTATTTGACTATGCTCTAATTATACTACCAGCCATGAGAAAGTCAAGGCTATTTATGTTAAGAGATTGTTAACAAAACCCTTATGAGTACTATCAATAGATTTTTTTATTTCAGGCGTAACTGGTTGAGAAAAGAAAAACCAATTAGCCATTTCATCCTGTAGCATGAGAGGACAGTCGTCTGGTCTACCAACATCATCCATCAAGTACAAATATGTACCAGTAATCCCACACTCGCCACCATGTTCGCTTACGGTATGAGCAAACGGACAATCCCAACAATTTTCATACATTTCCTCTACCAATACTTTCTTTACATTATCAAATTTAGGCATAACAATCCTCTCTAAAACCGTTCCAATTTTCCATACTTATCAACATAGTAAGTATAATGAGATAGAAGTCTTTTTTCATTAAGCTTACGTGACATTACATGAAAAGCGTCTTTTGCTGGTTTCATTCTAAGAATAAACCTATGATTAGTGAAGTCATACTCTACATCGTCAACCTCTTGTACGTTAATTTCTACGATAAACTCTGCCATTATAAAACCTTTCCAATAGCTTCGGATAATTCGAACAGTTCTTCCTCACGTAGGACAATTTTCCTGAGACCCATGCGGATAAAAAACCAACCATCCTCATCAATTCCCACTTCTGCCATACCATTGTCCTCTTGCCAGATAACCTCTTCTTCGGGTACGTAGTCGTCAAATAATTCATCCATTAGAACCTCTCATTCACAATTTCAGCATCAGGATATTTTTCTTTCACTGCTTTGATATAAGCAGGAGTAGGTGAAACATTCACTGTACGATATTCCCCTTTACCACAGTCAGAAGTAATGAGGACAATTTTATTCTTGCACAACCTCTTCCATTGTTTGTTTTCCTCATACTCATTAACCAACTCGTCAACTACAATATCAAGGCAACTATCAACAGTTGAATTGAATACAGGAACAGGCGGTAATGATTTAGCATACTCTCGTGCTTCGTCAAGCTTATCTTGATTGAGTACATCATAGCGATATTCGCCACCCCAAGCATCATCAGTAACAACTGCAATCCGTTTCCCATCGGCATACAAACTAGCCTGAAAACCAATTCCCTCAACGCCTGTCCAAGTCTTGACATTTTTGACTTCTAGTTTCATTTCTAAACTCCTTTGCTCTTTGAATGTAAATGAATTATACCACTTACTAGCCATAGGTCAAGGGTAGTTATGTTAACAGATTGTTAAATCTCAAGCCTAATATTTTTATGTTTTTTAGCTTCTTCTCTAGCTTCTCTTCTTTCAATAACTGCTTTTTCAACTGAAAGTTTAGCGTCTTTATCATTAATAAAATATCCCTCTAAATGAAATTGTCTAATCCAAAGGATACCTAGAACTCTTTCATAGACCTCATACCAATACTCTCTTCTTCTGTAGTAGTAGCTATGAAATACTCTGTCTGTTCTTTTAAGTTTATACTTAGTCATTTTGTTTCTCCCTGAGATAATCAAATATGATTTTCGCCATAACCTGCGTGGAGCGCAAGCCTTTAGCAGGATTAAAATTATTCATATGTCTAATCATATTATGAATAATGGTAAATCGTAACACAAGGTCACTCACCATTTGTTCATCAAATTCTACTTTAGCACCTTCCAATGCCCTGATAATAAAACCTCTGTAACCATAATCTTCTGTCATTATTCTTCCTCTCTTATTGGTAGTAAGGTTTCGCCATGGAATTTAGCGTCACATTCCATGCAACTAAATATCCAATCATATACCCTATTATATAAATAATCCATAGCCCCGCCACAAGCAGGACACTGGTGATATGCTCTCATGCGATACTGCATGTAGTCTGCAAATGCTTCTAACCACTCATTAGCCATTGTTATACTCCTATCAGTTGTGCGATAGCTGATATTAAATAAATAGTTACTATAATCATCAATAAGGTCGCAACAATACTTCCGAAAACTGTCCAAACAGGTACTACAAATTTCCAGAAAAGTTTCTCATGCCAGCTCTCTTTAAATCTCATTAGAATAATCCTTTCACCAACACTGCCAGCACTGCCAGCATAATCAATATTGCGAGTATGCTCCCGACTATTGAAAGCACCATAGATAATTTGTCAAGCCAAGTTTTCATATTAGTTTCTCCTAACTGTTTAGTTAGCCCTACCTATATCAAATATTAGGCACGCCTAACTTAACACTTTTCCTAGACTAAAAGCCACCCCAAATTGAGGAATGGTTAGTCCAAGTATAGACTATTTATCACCTTTATAAAACCATTTTACGAGCAATTTCTGTACCTTCTGCTTTACATTCGCATCTTCTATTAGCTTTGCCAGCTTTTCTACCATAGGCATGATTACAAAGAACGCCAGCAAGAAACCAATTATGCCAACAAGTAAGCCAATCTCTATTCCACGTAAAACGCCACCGATTAACTCATCTATCATTTACCATACTCCTTTGAATTTAGGCTTACACTCCGCATCCAACATCTGTTTCGCCATCACGTTTGCCAATCCTATTCCATAACGATGTTTCAAAGCTATGTGTACAACCAGAATAAAGTCATCTATTTCAGCAAATGCTTCTCCAAATGTGTTTGGATTATACTTGCCTAGCTCTTTATGTATTCTGTCAATGTGTTCCTGTCTAGCTACTGTTCGCTCCATTAGTTACTCCTTTCATGTAAATAAGCATACCACCTTATTTATGTTTTGTCAAGAACAGTTACTCCAAATAGCCATCGTAAATGATAATGTATTCACTGGCGAAGTCAACTACCAACTGAAACCCACCATACTTATCATACAAGTCCTGTAAGTCCTGTATAGTACCGATATATACAGTTTCCACATGTTCGCCATCACAATTCCACACTAAGAATTTCATTCTACCACTCTCCTTTGACCACTAAAACAATCCCCCATATGAATACAATACCTATAACAATCAGTAAGCCAATATTCTGATTTTGCCACGCCATTACTGTGACAAGCCCCAAAAGAAAAAATACAAGATTTCTAAATGCTTTCATTTTACCTCACTTCCACAAAACGGACAATAACTAAATTCATTATATTCTTCATCCAATAATTCATATTGCCCAAACGTATTGGTGGATAACACAATCAACCATCTACCCTGTTCCTTCTTGATAGCTAACTTATGGAAAGCTTCTTCAAAGGTTGTACAGCATGGGGTGTGTTCTTTACCTTCGACAAACATCATACATCCTCTCTAGTAATTCTCGAATATGCTTATGTAATCATCATCCCAACCCCTGCTTTCAAACTCATTCTTGATTGTCTGAAAATCTTCTTCATCAGGAAGTGTACCATCGAATAAATCGTTTGTCAAGAGAGAGGAAAGGAAAAGTATGAATTGTTTATCAGTCATTAAAACTCCTTATTTTACCCGTCTGGACACACACAAACAAGCCTCTCAAAATTCCCTGAGCCACGAGTGATAAGTGTACCCTCTTACCCTCTACTCGTCTCCTGAGCCTTCCTGTGCGTTCCTGTGCCTATTTACAGCCTGTTTCAGACTACCAAAACAACTCTCTATCCGATATTCTCTCGATAGCCCACACTATGCCCCATAATAATAACCCTGTTCCGACTATCGCAAGGATTGCCCATATACCCCCGATAAGGTAAAGCAGGTATAGTATTATTCCTGTGAATGTAAATGCTGGTATCATTATCATTGCTATTGCGAGTTTATCTAATAACTTCTCTTTGCTCATTTCTGCTCCTTCCAGCGAAAACCTTATACAAACGTTATCCATAAGAATATGCCTGAGAATATAAGACTCATCAGTGCCATGGATGTAAGCTGTGCCACTGTTTGCCAGTCCTTCCTGCGAATATAGCTTACTATATAGCGTATGAATAGTGCCACAAAGAAAAGGTGGACACCTGCGCCTATTCCCGCGAAAAACCTAAATATTATCATTGTGTTAACTCCTGTAAGAGGATATGGTCATCTATCCCATACCCATCTAGCTCATATAGGAAACCGTTAGGCATTGTAGCGTAGCATCGAGTGATAAGGAATCCCTGCTCCCATGTCACCACGTCACCATACAGTGCCTGTAAGTCTTGACAGTCTCTCAGGTCTGCTGTCGCTACTACTGAAAGCATTATGATTACAAAAATTGCAAACGCACCCAAAAAACCAAACATTATTTTCAATCCATCATCCATTTTAGTCTCTCCAATACTCTATGTGCCTGTATTCCTGCTTTGAGATAAGGGTGCGCCCATCATAGGTTTCATCCCTCTCTGTCACTTCGAACTCCGCTAAGGGATGTTCCCGCAAGGCGTGGTCCACCAGTGCGAATACAGTCTCTAATTCGATACCCATTATCCATGCGTTGAAGATACAATTCCCGCTATGATTATATTGCGCTATCTTGAATGTATACTCGCCTTCCCCGCTATCCTGCGCTATTATATCTTCTATCTCCCGATTATAAGTAGCATTGTCCATACTTTACTCCTATTTTAAGGTGTGTCTGATAGCTATGTCCATAGCATATGCTACGAGACTATTACTTGCATCCTCATCGTCTCCTGTCAAAGCTCTTTTCCACGCTTCTACGGTCTGCACTGGTGATGCCAGTCTCAAAGCTTCTGTTACCGCTTCTACCAGCAGTTCCTCTTTCCCGCATTCATACAGGTGATTTGCCAGTGCACCTACCAGAGCAGGAATGTCATCATTCAACAGGTAGCCAGTGCCCCCCATATCCACGGTATCATTCTCGAAAGCTAGGGTGTAACAACCCTTCTTTTCCAGATAAAAATTCTTATCAACATTATCTCGCCAAAGTTCTTTGCCCATCATAACTCCTTTATATTCTCGTGACTAAACTAATTCTACCATAAGGTATCTTGAATGTCAAGCAACTGCTACCACTACGCCATAGGCTACGGTATCTTGAGGGTACTCCCGTGTCTGCCATGGGGATTCATACAGCCCCTGCCCGATACGATGTACCTGCACGTGCCCAAACTTGTCTCTCGTGGCATCATCCCATTCAACCATGTTGGTGTCTCCCTCTTCCCCGATAATATATAATGCCCGAATGTCAAACTTTTCTGCTAACTCAATTAGTGTCATATTATTCCTTTCCCGCGAAATCTAGTCTAAACTTGTACTAAAATTATACCCCTGCTCCCGCAACCAGTCAAGTACCCCCTCACTACTCAACTGCCACCCCTGATAAGGCAATCCTGCGATAACCTGCCACTTATACCTTTGATAATAAAGAGCAGTATCAGCCCACGTGTCTACTTTACTTTTATTCAACACCTTACTAAGGACTGTATACAATATTGCCCACGCTAGTTGAGCAGGACCACTCCCACCATACCCCCACTCAAAACCTGTAGGAGAGTGATTACAATGCTCTAAATATAACGGAAGAGGTTCTGGCTCAAAACCAACCGCCCAATAATATACCTGCTTACTCTCAATTGGCTGTGCAGGGTCTCTACTTCCCGCGAAAATAATCATTATATCCTTCCTCTCATGTACTTAGTAATATCTCGAAAGCCTACACCAATAACCTCAGACCAATCACCATCATCGAGATTTTCCACCACATCCCCAATAGACATAGAGGTATGGTCCAACTGGAAGTCTCGGATAGCCTGCCTAGCTTCGCCATTAGGCGACCATATTTCCCCCTGCATTTGGACAAACACATCTTCCAAGTTCTCTGCCTCTAGGCGCATGATAGGTACATAGCAATTGGTAAAGTCCTCAAGAGCCTGTTCTGTATCTTGAATATAGTTCCTCTTATACCATACCTGATAATTAGGCATATGCAAACATCCTTTCTAACTGTTCTGGAATATCGTAAAAATTGCAGTACTGATTCCTACCCCCTGTATAATCCTTCTCATGTTCCGCAGTGCGAATGAGCAAGCGTTCAAACCATGAGTCCTGCCAGTAGCGCACATCTGAGATAGAGATATACACCCAACGGTCAAGGCTTTCATTGTACAGGAAACCAGAGGTTGTAAACCAGTTACCCTTCCAGCCTGTTTTCAACTCCCAACCTGTGCCTTTGAGCATACGTTTAAGGTCTGAACGTGTGTCTCGAATAAACTGAGCAAACGCATCAGACCGATTTTCGTGGGTTGTAGACCAACCCCTGTTATTGAAGTCGTAACCTACCCATTTGCGTGCTTTCATCTGTTATCTCCTATTGTCTCGTGACTTGACTGTAATAATTGTACCACATGCCAGCAGGTTGTCAAGGGTCAAATCTCGAATTGCTGCACCAGTTCCCGCGAAATTTATCTTGATTTCGTATAGTTATTCCCGCGAAAATAAGGGTTTCGTATAGACAAAATATGTGCCATTTCGTATAGCCTAGCCCAGGAATTTGGGAGCATTTCGTATAGCCAAACGAAGGGGGAGCTCCGCAAATCGGACTATTTAGGTCCGATAAGGGGAGTTTTCAACCCAACAAAACCATGAGAAGGGTGAGGTACGCATCCACCGCCCTGGGTTGAGTTTAGCTATTGCTCGCATGGTCTCAGGGTCTTGGTAGTTCTTATCAAGAACCACGAGCAAAGCATCTTCATCAATAACCTCAGCAGGTCTGTCACCATAATCAATTAGAAACATTTTGCTCCAATCTTTCAATGCGTTCTTTAGCAAGCTTTTTAACTGCGATACCTCGTGCAATTGTCTTTCCCTCGTTGACAGCGTTAATGGTGTCAATCAATTCTTGCCAAGCCTCAATAGCTTGTTTGGTAAATCCAGCTCTTTCATATACAAGTGCGGTGTCTAATAATTCTAAAAACATGTGTTCCTCCATTTCTAAATAGATTATACTTGAATTTCCCCCTATTGTCAAGTACTAATCCCAAGTAATTCCTAAGATATAGTCGGATGCCTTTTGTGCCAATGATGCGCCTGTGAGTAACATCTGGCGGTCATTCTTGAGCACCTTTAGCCAGTGCTGAATGTAGGCGGTTGACTGCTGGATGGTATTGTCAATCCCTGCCTCAGCACATAAGAAAGCTGATGTAAATTCTGCCACCAATTCCTCAAGGCTGTACTTCTCATCCCCGAAAGTATTTTCGATTTTCCGATTGAGACGATTTTCTGCACCAGTGGAGTGTGCTAACTCGTGGAACAGCGCAGAATAAAAGTTGTCGGGAGAATTAAAATCTTCTTTCAAAGGCATATGCACCTTATCAGTCGAAGGACTATAGCGAGCACTAATGCCACCAAATTCGATTACAGGAGCATTAGGCATACCCTGTACAATCTCTTCTGCTCTCTCAACTGGTTCAAACTCTTCTGCTTTTGGCAAAGACTCGATAATCTCTTCTGCTTCATCAAGCTGTGAAATGGACCAAACCTTGTAGTAGCGCAACAATGGGAATTTATCACCTGTCTTTTCGCCAGCGTCATCTTTCTTGTCAATCCATTTAAAAAATGCGATATACTGAGGACTTTCACCCTTGCCAATGCGATACCCATGTTTCTTGATACTCTTGGCGGTAATCCAACGATTGACCCAACCCTCAACGTCTGCGGTATAAGATAATGTAAGCTGGTTCAAGCCACGATATACTTTGTTACTATCGTGATTGACTGCCCCGCTTGACCATGGCTGATGCCAAGGCAAATCACCCTTTTCCAAACCCTCAATAATCTTTCTGGTTACAATCTCTCTAATGTCTAATCCCATGATTTCTCCTGTTCACTTGTTTGTTAACTGTCTATATTATACCATTTTTCCGCCACCTGTCAAGCACTTTCAGAGATTGTTAACCTGTTGTTAACAAAAGAACTCCACAAATCAGACCTTAATTGTCCAATTTGTGGAGCTCCGCACTTCGTATAGTCTACGAAGGCGGTTTATTCTTTTCTGCTTTTGCATCTAGTTCCTTTACCTCATCAGCATCCAAGACTATCCTAATATGACGCTCCATGTTTGCCAAGGGGTAAAGCTCAACTATCCTACTCCCATCCTCATAATTATGAGAGATAAGATAACACTGGTTTTCTGTGTCAAATCCCCACCCATCAGTGTTGACATCCAAATTCTGCACTAAACTTGTGGTAGGTCTGAATTGAATTGAAGCCATAATTTTCCTTTCACTAGTGAATAAGAGCTTGTCTTTGGTTCCGATAAGCGTGGGAGTTCATCACCCGTTGTTTCAAAGGACTTTCACCTTGCCTACGGTGGGATTTTAACCCTTAGTCCCAAAGTCTCCAAGCTCTCAGTACCCCTAGAAGGACTCGAACCCTCATTTCCTGTTTAGAAGACAGGTGCTCTATTCCATTGAGCTATAGGGGCAAATATCGGGCTGACAGTCCTCCGCAGTTAACTCTAATCGGTAGGTCACTTACGCTCTGCTTCTTTTAGAAAGACCCGATGTTCTCACGCTAGATTGTTGAAAACCGAAATTCTGCTGGCACGCCAACAAGTGAAGAAGGAACACTCACATTGTTCTCAGGATTGTCCTTGTCCAGATGCAACCAGATAAATCCTGTGCGGTCTGTAACTGTCACAAACGCTGTCTTGTCGTCATAATAGAAGTCTGACCCCGCCACTGATTTTGTGGTGTGGCAATCTGTACCCACAAGTTCATTCACTTCACCGTCATATTTTTCAATCGCCAAAAAATAAAATTCATTCATTTCGCTACTCCTTGTCTAAATTTGGACTAAATATATTCTACCATAAACCTTACTACTTGTCAAGCATAAATTTCAAAGTCATCATTCACTTCATAAAGGTCTGTAATCTCTGCAAGGGACACATCCTCAAGCATTTCCCATTCTGCCTCGCCTTTAGTTTCATTCTGGCTAGCAATCCTGCGTGCTTCCTCGATGCTATCCGCATCAATAATTGTTTCCCCTGAGTGTGGTACTGAATAACCTACGTAAAATTTAGCCATTTCTATCTCTCCTTGGTATTCTCTCGATATATTGTTCGATTTTCACTGTGTGCATCCGACCATCAGCCTTGCGCTCTTTGGTAAGGTGAAAGTTACTTCGCCATGCGTGCCCCTGCTCGCACCACGATACACCTTGGGGACAACGCTCTCTCGAATAGACTTCCCCGCCACACTCAGGACAGTGCTCGGTGTCTACATAAATCCTCTCGATTGTCATTCTTCATCCTCTCTCGCTACGAGCAGAACTTGATTACAGTCCTCACACTCAACGCATACCTCACCAATCAACTCATAATGAGTTATCACAATCTTGTGACCAACATGCTCAATTAAGATTTCCCAATCATTCATTTTAATATTCCTCCATTGAACCACAACCGAACCTGCCTTCTGCCCTGTCAGCGCACCTGTCGCACTGGTAGCCGAGCTTGACATCCTTAGCGGTCAACTGGTTTTCTCGACCACATGTAGGACAAGGATACTCACGCTTGCCAGCACGTAAAGCGGAGCGACCCCAAGGGTTTGCAAATTCACTTCTATCTTCGTAACCGTAACCGTAACCCATTTTGTATCTCCTTTGTTGTTTCTTGACTGTCTATATTATAGGATATTCCAGCGAGAAAGTCAAGGGTGAATTTGGATTGTTAACCTGTTGTTAAACTAGGACAAATAAGACCAGGATTGTCGCATTTGCGGAGCTCCATTTCGGACTATTTAGGTCCGAATTGGAATATTATTTATCCGATTGCTACCACCCTATACCAAACATCGTCAATCTTTCTAAGTTTATCACTGCGGAAGTCTGCAATTAAGTTCTGCAAGTCTCCGAGCTCGTAAGGCTCAGGCAGGGACTCGACCAGACGCTTAGCATCAACCAGCCCAACCGCCCCATCTAAGGCAAAGCGTACAAATTTTATAGCCCCAATTTTGGTAAAAGTGTCATTCTTATTAAATTCCATATTTCGTGTAGTATTCATTAAAACCTCTTTCCTGTAGTAGTTAGGGACCCAATCCAACCGATAAGCACAAATATAAGTAGAAAGCCTATACAAACCATATACTAGCCCCCCTTTGCTGGTTGCGTACCGTGAATTGTCAGAGCAAATGACTCACCATTTCGAATGTGGTCAAAATCATCGGAAGGCTCATCAATGCAGGCAGGCGTAAGACCCATAGCCAGAGCATCCTCAACCGTTTCCACGACCTTAACCGCTGGTTCATCAGTCACCATGTTATCGAATACCCCACCGTATGAATAAACAAGGCTCATATTTTCAGGCATATCCATTGACACGTAAGGCAACATTTTCGTATAGCCAAAGAAAATAATATCGGGGTTCATTTTAGCAACCTCGACCCAAGCCAGAAAATAAGCTTTAGAGTAGAAGTCACCGCTGGCGTGTATACGTACAACCTCAACACGTGCAGGGATGTTATCGCTTATAAGCGTAGCCATATCTTGAATGGACAGACCCTGTAAAGCATCGAAGTTATCCCAATGATTAGAGCGTGCCGAAGGACTGAAAGCCTCAATGCTCGCGGCATAGCATCGGAATTGGCAGTCTTTCCCATCTGTGATTTTACCAGTTTCTCGATTGGCAGTGGACTTGCAAATTTTAGCCGCTGGACATGTGTGACCCGCAGGCAGGTCAAACCCAACCACGTGTGTTTTAGGAATACCTAAATAATCGCCTAGCTCACGAAGTTTACGATTATTCTTAGAAAAATGAAGTGTGCTCATTAGTGCCTTTCTTGACTAGTTGATTGTAAGTACTATTATACTATCTCACCGCCAGAAGTCAAGGGTAAAAAGCACCAATTTTCCATCGTTAACAATCTGTTAACATTCCCCCGTTAATTCGTATAGTCTAGCCCCCAGGAATTAGGACAAATAGGACCAACTTTGTCCGATTTGCGGAGCTCCACATTTTTATTAACCTGTTGTTAACATTCCAAGCCTTGACAAGCCACGAGAAAAGAGTATAATATAGATAGTCAACAATAAAGGAGTTTTGAAATGACAGAACGATGGGTAGAATCTGGTAAATTAGTTTTTCATGGTGGACAGTGGGTTTACTGCTTCACCACCTATGCAGGAGCAAAGGCTCATGCTAACCTAATGAACGCCTGTTCTTATAAATTTGAATATCGAGTGGAAAAAATAGACAATTTTTATTTCATTGGTATATATGATGAAGGAAGTTTCTGGACATACCACTAATAAATACTCCTAATTGGACCTAATTAGTCCAGTTACGGAGCTCCGCAATTCAGACTATTTGGGTCCAAATTGGGAGATTTTCAGGGGGTTTTCACACTTCTTCACGCATTTTTCGCTTTCTTTCACGCTGTTTCTTGCGCTTAATTTCCTCTGCACGCTCACGCTGTAGGCGTTCAATCAGGAAGACGGACTTGCTCCCAACCGTCATACCGTTCCGTTGTTTGTTGCGTTTCTTGTCACGCCTGCGCTGTTTATCAATCTGGTAAGCCATTTTAATCCTCTCCTATAGGATAATAATTGTGTTGTTCAAAATCAAAAATATATGTTACTGGTTTGTCAACTTCCACGACCCGCCACTCATCTACACCCATCCAACGAGAAAATAAATCTCTCGCATAAGCTTCTGCCTCTTTCTCTGTGGCAAAGACTAAAGCGTTAGTATAGAATTTTTGTCCACCGATTTCCTTAAATTCTGCTTGAAAAGCCATGTTCAACTCCTTGTTGACTAATGTATAATAATCTTACCATGTCACTTAGGAATTGTCAAGGGGCAATTTATAATCATCATCATCGGGCATAATTACGTCAACCAATTCCCAATCAGGGAACTTTTGACCCGCGAAATTTTTAAGGTCATTTCGTGTAGTATTTTCGGGCACATCTACTGCAATCTCTTTAAATTTAGTCTTAGCTAAAATTACTCTAATTCGTATAGTCATCGGAGCTCCTTTCGTATAGTCATAGAGAGCTTGGTCTATGAAGCAAAGTCAGGAATCTCACCTAGTCGTGGACTGTAACCCATTAGCACTAGCGTGCCCGCATACATAGAACCAAGCCCTCTTAGTGGAGCCCGCAGGAGTCGAACCTGCTTCTCACCTAAGTACGTCTACCTAGGGTGCACCCTGCTGATTAAGAGTCGAGCCCCATAAATTATATCCAGTGCCCGCCCACCGACACCGATGTTAGCCCGCCCATACACCTATTGGCTAACGCCCTCATCAACACAATCAAGGAGAAACATCACTATAAAGATTATAACACATATACTGATGTTTGTCAAGTACTAATTCGTGGCTGAGGATTTGAACCTCGTCTGCCTAACAGACCGCCCGCTTTTATTTTTATTCAAGCAACCACGAAACGAGTCGTAGGGGGGATTTGAACCACACCATTCTCTAGTAGTCTTGTCCATTAGACGACTACAACTCTCAGTTATCTTGCGCTTGATAACTTTTCGTGGGAGAGCAGGGGTTTTCACCCTGATGCCTGTAGCCATCCCCTCTTACAGGCGTTCTCTCTCGGAGACTTCACTCATCTAACGAGACTTCTCACCCGAAAAATCATCAAACTAATGTTAAAGTTCTGGTGACTGTCAGTGTAAGCCGATTGCTATAATCTGATTACAAGTTTCCGACCTTTGCCGATTGCTTGCCTGTCACCTAACTATTTATATTATACCAGCTTGCCTAGAGAAGTCAAGCACTTTATGTTAACGTTTTGTTATTCCTCTACGTAATACTGAGTAGTAATTGTAAGCGTGCCTTCTTCCTCAATATGCTTTGCGATATGAGCAAGCGCATCTAAAGCAGGATTTTTTGATTTTACCCAAGCCTCATCTTTAACAGATGTTTCTATAAAAGCTTCGCTTTCGGGAAATATATTAAGAGTATATTCTTCTCCCTCTTCGCCCAATGGTGCATAATTTTTCTGCGTAATTTTAATAAGACCTAAGTGTAGTTCTTTCATCCGTAACTCCTTTGTTGTGGTTAACTGTAATAATTGTACCACCTATCTATAGTATGTCAAGGGTGTTTTGAAGTTGTTAACAATCCGTTAACATTCGCCAGGAATAAGATAAATAAGACCTAATTACTCCAATTTACGGAGCTCCAAATCGGACAATTACAGTCAGAATTATCCGATTTAGATTTCGTATAGTTATTTCATTATCTGCTCCTTTACAAAGTCCATGGTGCGGGTTTCCAATTCCTTTTGTAAAATTCTATCAGGCTCTTGTGCTTTGAAAAAAGCCTCAACCTGCTCAAACTTGCGCTTGTGCCAATCATCAATCAAAGATAAGAATACAGCTAATTCTACCTCATTATTCTTAATCTTCATTAACATCCTTCTAAAGCGTGAGTCACTCTCAAACCAAAACGCCTCATTCATAGGCATACCGCTTGCCACTCGCTCCGCTAATAATAAAACTCTCAAAGCGTGGTGAGCATCCTTAGTATCATAACCAAACTCATCAACAATAGGTTGAGTCTTTGCAGTACCTTTGTATAAGGTGCTCATTTTTTCTCGGTGCATCCCCAAGCAAGCAAACCCAAAGGAGCGCAAATGAATTTTTGAAATTCTATCAGCATTTTCTTTCAACCAAATAGGAAACCCACCAATACCACCATGAAACTTAGTTGAGAATAAAACCTCAACAAAATTTGGATTAGCTTTCCATAACAAGTGAGATAATTGTCGGATGTCATGTACCGTATAATCAAACTCATCGGACTGCTTGCCATTAGAGAACATCCTACCCTTGTATAAGTCCTCAAACGTGGGAGCAACAAAGAACTTCCAGTCCTCATCACTCGCAGGCGTGTTTAGATTATAGTTATGCGACCCTGTTAATGCTTGAATTATAACTCGTCTACCACCAAATCGTTCTGTCATTTTAGTCCTCTTTCAAGTGTTCAATTTTAGCTTTGATTATGTTCAGCGCATCCTCACGACCCGCCCAATACAATTCTGCATCACCACCACCGCAAGCGTCAAAGTTGCTCTTAGCGATTGTAATATCTCGGTCAATTGCTTTCAAAATCTCGTCTACTGTCATGTTTATCTCCTTTAGTTGATTAGTTATATTATACCATCTTGCCACAAGAAGTCAAGGGTAAATCCCAAATCTGATAAATCGGATAAGATTTGTCTGAATTGGAGCTCCGCAATTCGGACAATTCCCCTCTTATTTGTCCTATTTGCGGGCTGTGCTTACACATCTAAGGCTCGTACAACCTCTATCAAAGCATAGTCATAGCAGTCATCCACATAGACCACATTAACCCGACTGGTAAACCATCGCCCAGGACCATTACTACCAGCAGGAACATGCCCTGTAGTATACATAAACAGCTCTCTAACATCTTCTTTGTCCTCTGGCAAAGGACCATCACATCTATCCTCTGCTACCATTCTAAAGAGGTTTACGCCTACATCTTGGTGTAATAAATAACCGCCAACCTTCTCAATCCTTACCTGTATATCCATTAGTCACTCCACTCCATTCTATCATAAAATGCGCCAGCGTTCATTTCCATGGCTTGCTCTAGTACATCCATATCCTCATCACCAAATAACTCACGTTCTGCCTCTGCTACTTCCTCATCGGTGCAGTAGCTGTGACTTCCACACTCAGGGCACTTGCCTTCGTAGACTTCCTCTACGTACTGCGTGCCACAAGCGTTACAATAAACCCAATTGACTTCCACTAAATCGCCATTCCAATTTCGTACTGCCATTTTGTCTCCTTAGACTGTTTGATTGATGTATATATTATAAGCTGCGGGAGCCAGAAGGTCAAGCGATTTTCGGCATCGTTAACAAATCGTTAACATTCGCCTGCGCCTGTCCCTGAGTCTAAATATGGATAAATCAGACCAGGTTTATCCGATTTCGGAGCTCCGCTAATCGGACTAATCAGGTCCAATTAGTCCAATAAGCCGAGCAAGCCAGCAATCAGGATGCCTAAGCCAAACAGTATCATCATGCCTACGACTGCCACTATTCCACCTCTCGCTCTTCAATAATCATCACGCTACGAGCCATGGGGCGCACATTATCCAAAGCTTCTACAACCTCAATCTTGCGCTTTTCCTCTTCGGCACGCTCTCTGGTGGCAAAGACTCGCACTTCCCTTGCCCTGTCCTCTCTCTCAAACATTATAAATACTTTACCAGTCATCATCATCCTCATCTTCCCAATCGTCATCCCAATCGTCATCACCAATATCAATGTCGCCTAAGCCAAACTCAGCGAGCTTGCGGTCAATTTCTTCCTCATCCTCATAAAACAGGTCTTCCATCATGTCATTAAATTCCTGTTCTTCTGCCCACATATCAGCTTCTGCATCAAATTCATCTGCGTAAAAATCACTCATTGTTTTCTCCTGTAGTCTAAGTTTGTACTTACAATTATACTCAATTTCGCCAGCTTGTCAAGGGTTATCTGGAAAGTCGTCTTAGTTCCTTCCACATCAGCCCGAACATGAGTGAAAGAATGATTGTACCTACATTCCACACGCCACCTTGGATATAGCTTGCAATCGCTTGAACGGTTTCAATAATCAGGTTTTCCATCTCGTTTCCTCTCGTGTAGTTGACTGTATATATTATACACCCCTGCCCCTGCCCTTGTCAATAGCAAATTCCAGTTGTTAACATAACGTTAACATTCAATTCGGACAATTCGGATAAGAATACTCCGATTTCGGAGCTCCCTAAAGTGGACAATTTAGGTCCAATTTGTCTTATTACATTTGTCATATCCTGGGTATAACATTCTGCTTGACACAGGAGCTGGCGTATGGTAATATTATTATATCAACAGAACAGGAGAAAATTATGAGCACAGTTTATTTCCAGAACGCACAGGGCAACTTTGAAATTGACTTATACCATGACTGGGTAGATGAGGTTACAGGGGTTGAAGATGTGAACATCCTGAGCCTGTCAGAAGATGCTCAAGAGTACGTACAACGTTTGCAAAACCTTGGCGGTGACGTAGAAGCTCAACACTCAGACGGTGATAAAATCTTATGCGAGCTATTAACAAAGCTTGGATATGGTGCAGTGGTGGAAGAATGGGAAAAATTACATCGGTGGTATTCTTAACAATCTGTTAACATAAAATCGCTTGACTTCTCACTGGCAATCGCTTATAATATATATAGTCAACTAGTCAAACAGGAGTTTGAAATGAACGAAACATTTGGAATTACATACGAAATTAAAAATCCAGTTCCTTGGCAACCAAACAAAACGGTGCGAGTGAAAGATACAGGCTTTACAACGATGCACGATGCTAGCTCACGAGCTGGTAAGGAAATCCAGAAACCTTTCATCCAGTCGGTATGCTCCTACCAGCGTACAGGAAAAAATGCTGGTGCAATCGGTGTGTATCTGGCAAAGGATAGCCAAGGGCACGTGGTCAAGCGTGAGTACAATCCCTCACGTTCTTAACAAAACGTTAACATTATAGGCTTGACTTTCAGGGGGAGATAGCCTATAATATAAGTACAGTCAACTAGTCAAGGAATTTTATGAACACACGAACAGCTTATAAATTTGAAAATAAAGAATATACCACATGGGACAGCCTGTGTGAGGCAGTCGCTGAGGCACATCCTGAGCTATTGGATGATAGCATGGTAGATTTTATCGAGTCAGAAGTTGAGGAAATCGAATATACAGCTTGCTATGCTTGCGGAGATTTTATCCCCAACACTGCACCCCCATTCCTCAAAGAAAAGGGTTGTTGCTCATGGCGTTGTATACAGGATTTGTACGATTATTCTTAACAAATCGTTAACATTAGCCCCTTGACTTTTCAGAGCTAAGGGTCTATAATATATATACAGTCAAACAACAACCAAGGAGCAAAAAATGACATTCGATAATAATTTTTCAGCAGACACCTTAGACGCAAAAGCCGACCAGTGGCAGGAACAGCAGGAAGTTTTAGCAGAACTGGCAGAAGTGACACGCATTGAGGAAAGCCTCAACGTTTCATTTGAGCAGGCGTTAGAAATTCGCAAAGACGCTTTACAGTCGGCAATCGACAACACCAAGAGCGAGTTTGTACGCTCCGACCTTCAAGCAAAATTGGCATTATTAAGCTAAATCAGATAAGATTAGTCCAGATTGAGGGTCTGGACTTTTCTTTTGTGGATAAATTGGATATAAAAGGTAGGAATTGTCCACTTCTCCCGAAAATTAAGCCTCGTTTCGCATAGTCATTCTCCCGAAAATTTAAGGCGATTTCGCATAGTCAGCGTTTCGTATAGCCAGTAGCCTGGGTCCAGGCAACCGTAAATCGGATAAATAAGACCTTTTTTGTCCGAATTGCGGAGCTCCCTAAATATGACAAATAGGGTCCAATTAGTCCAAATATAGACTATAAAAAAAGAGCCTTACAGCTCTTTCCTTACTTGAACTCGGATGCCATCGAGAGGTTGGCGTTCCGCTTGCTTCACTTTCTCGATAGCTTCCTCTTTACTCTCGGCTTCTACGAGCATCTGGTGTCGCCCACCGCCTGACATTGTGTAATATTGTACCTCATATAATTTCATTATTTCACCTCGATTGTTGCAAAGATTTTATTTACTGTGTCCTGTACTAGCTTGTCCATTTCACCTGCATCCCCTGTTGCTGAATACTCGATTATTCCATAATAGTCGTCCCCAAATTTTTCTACTATTTCCATTACCTTGTTTCGTTTCTCTTCTTGTGTCATTTTAAGTCCTTTTCTTGATAAGTTGATTTAATATTACCTGATTTTATCGGGGATGTCAAACCCCAATTATTTGGAATTGTGACGCTTGACATACTCGATACGGATTTTAGCCTCAATGGGAGCTCGCCCCTTATTCTGCCGACCATATCCACAAAACCATAACTCGATTTCCTCACCGAAGTAATCGGATAAAAATTGTCTTAATTCTTCCTCATCCTCGATACCGTCTACCATCTCGTTCATTTCAGCGGGAAGAGCAATAATTTTCAAATCCCCACCCTCGCAGATGATGAAGTTGTCCATCTCGATGTAGTCGCTAGCAGATGTTCCGAAATGGCAAGACTGCCAATCCCAATCAAAGCTAAAATTCGATGGCATCCAAATTTCAGCGAGTAGACCACGATTTAAGTACCGAGCACCTGTTCGCATTGCGCTTTCATCTTGAATATCGCAAACAATAACCGAACCGCCCATAGCCTCAATTTCAGCGACTGTCATATTTTTGGTAAATTGGACTTTTTTGGTCTTATTCATCGAGTAGCTCCCTTGCATGTGTTAAATATCTGACTGTCTTAATGATAGCACGCCAATATTAACAGAGTATTAACAGCATGTTAAATCTTTTGACCAATTTTGTTAACATTATTAACAATCTGTTAATATTCTAATTCAGACCTTCTTTGTCCTATTTGTATATGGTTTGTATAACGTGCCAGGAACGATTGCTGCTCAGTAATTATGGACTATTCGGACCTTTTTTGTCCGATTACTCCCTTGTTGGGCGTTGTACAAAGGTTATACAGCTGACGCGGCTAGCCTCTCGTAAATTTTTCCCCCAAAATTTTTACCCTATTGATGCCCTTCTTCCATATCACCATCAGAGAAGTGCTTCATCGCTTCCCCGACCCCTGATACTCCCTCAAAGTCATACATCCCCCCAATTCGTACCAAGTCATCCCCCAACTTTTCTTTCAAACAGTGCTGGCATATATCGCATCTATACTGGTCTCCATCCCCAAACACTGAGCCAAACCCGCCAGTAAAGGCTATATGAGTAAACTCCTGTGTTTCCAACCAGTCCTCTTCATTATCATACTCTTTGCCACAAACGTCACAGACTATAGATACGCATTTATTTGTTGTTCTGGTAATTTCGATATATTTTCTCATTATTCCTCAATATTCGGTGGCTCAGGAATATATATCCAGCACAGTACTTGTTCTAGGGTAAGGTATTCTAAGATTGAGAGCCAAGCGCAGAAAAGCTCTTCTTCTGGTTCATACCAGCCTATACTTACTCGGTTTGATTCTTTGTCAACAAATGCTATGAGTGCAAGGTCGTCTTCTGGTACTGCATCTTTTACAAATGTCCAGCCTTCTACTAATTCTTCTTCCCCACAATTGGGGCAAATATACTTAGTCATTAGCACCCTCTCACAATTGCTGTTCCAAAAAGAAACATAAGGAATAAGAAAAACACAAAGCCAGCAAGACTTCCTTCTTCAATAGAATCGCACATAAACTTAAACCAGAAACCAAAGCTAACTAATAAAATTATCGTAACTACCATTTTACTATCCTCATTTCTTTTTGATTAGGGAACATAGGCAATAACTCTAAATGTAAATCTACAAGCTGTTCGCAAATAAATAACTCGAAAGTTTCAGGCTCTTTGCCAAGCACTGCTCGTAGCAAATCCCGAAACCTGATATATAATACGATTGATTCGCCTGATTTTTTGTTGGATGATAATACTAGTTTCATTCTTCCTTCTTTCCCCAATCAGGCTGTCTTGCTTTTTCTACTACTAGATTAAGCCAATGAAGACAGAAAGCGGTGAGTTCATCCTCTGGCACTGTAATAAAATTTTCAGTCCAGTAATCAACCAGTTCAACCTGCTCACCATCATAAACTGTCAACTCTTCTGTACTCCAAATACAATCTTCTCGTATAGCTTTTATCTGTTTTCCCATACTATTCCTCTTTCCACATCGGATTAGGCACATCGCCTAGATGAATATGATGTATTTCTTTTTCTAATTCTTTGAGAGCCAGTTCTAAGTGCTTTTGAGCCTTTCGGCAACCTTTGCCTTCTAAGTCCTTCAAACGACTTATTTCCCAAGAAACATTAGTATAACAGTAGCGTAATTGGCGTTCTTTTTGGTTCATGGAAGTTCAATTTCTCCATACATTTGTATAGTATCACCTTTTTTGAAAGACTTGTCTTCGAAATAATATTTAAGAACATTGTCAAAATCAATGTGAGGAATTAATCCTTCCCAACCCTTATCAATTGTTACTTCCCAATCATTCGTTACCAAGCCC